ATGGAGCGGGCCTTGGTCGTGGCGCTATTGGTGAGATCAAGGCCCGCTCCATCTACTTCGGTAATGGTGGCGAGATCGACAATGTCCTGCGTGGTGGTCGTCGTGCTGGCGAGAAGGCTGAGCCCGTCAAGGAGAAGGCAGCCAAGGCACCCGCCAAGAAGGCCCCTGCCAAGAAGGCACCGGCCAATGTCAGCGAAATGACTGCTGACGAACTCGTCAAGGCGATGGTCAACAAGTTCGTTCACACGACCGATGGCGACAAGCTCAAGGCGGTCATGGTGGCAGAATCCAATGGCATGTTCGAGATCACCGACGCCGATGGCGACGAGTGGGGTCTCGAGCAGGGCGATATCGCAAAGATCACGGCTCGATGAGCTAACATCCTATCCTCAGGCTCAATCTTTCCGGCTGAACAGAAGTAAGTCGGAGGGGTTGGGCGGCTCTCGGGAGTTTCTGTTGCCTTTCTCCCGAGGGCCACCCAACCTCTACAGAACAAACTAGATCTCTCAAACAGTCGCAGAGCAAATCTGCGGCATTTCGGCATCCCTAGGAGCTAATCATGCAATGCGAATATTGTAGAAAACGAACTGACAAAGAGGAACACCTGCGGGGCTGCGTGTACCATCCAGACCCGGCTTCTCGCAGAACCGGACCGTGGGACCAGGGCGATGAGTGACCTGTTTGTACCAGAGAAGCGACACACATTCATCTGGGTCTTGCCGCACCGCACTGAAGACGGCCTGGTTGAGATCAAGTCCATGGATCGCAAGGAGGCACAGGAAACCCTGCCGAGGTTGACGCCAGAAGCGACTCCTGAAGACATCAGCAAGGTCAACGATACCTACAGCCGCTACATGAAAGACAGCGACTGGGCTCGGTGGATGTGGTGCAACGGTGCGATCGCCGAGACACCTGGATACAAGCGTGACAGCATCAAGGACGACACGGGCTTCTGGGAATACATTCAGACCGTTCCAAAGCGGCTGGACAACTTGCGGATCCTCAGCAGCGTTCTGAAGCGTAAGTTCAACGGCAACGTGAGCTGGCACCCGAAAGTCGCTGAGTTCATCAAGGCAGAGAAGGCCAAGATCTCTCACGTCACGAAGATCCTGGACAGCCCTTACAGCGAGCTGCCCATCATTGCTGAGAACAATCGCAAGCTCTACCGAGCGCTGCACATCGGTCCTCGTGGCAAGGACATGAGCGTCCGTGACAAGAACGATGCGTTCAAGAACTGGGAGCCCAGCTACCAAACGACAGATGTCAAGTTCCTTGCTGACTGCCCTAACCCGCTGAACGGCAATCAGCCTGGTGTCGGCAAGACGATTGAAACCATCGGTGCCATTATTGAGGGTCAAGTGGCAGGCCCGTGGCTCGTCGTGTGCCCGCTTACGGCCATCAACCGAGTGTGGGCGAGCGAGCTAACGCATTGGCAGCAGGACGACGTATACCTCGCCACAGGGAGCAAGCAGGAGCGGCTCAGCACCCTGGCCGAGGCCCATCAGCGCTACAAAGATGGCGACCGTAACTTCTGGGTCGTGTGCAATCCTGAGATGATTCGCTTCAAGGGCAACTACAAGATCGACAACTGGACAGGCGAGAAAGTTCTCGTTGACACAGTCTCTGTGTACCCTGAGTTTCATGAGATCGAGTGGGGCGCAGTGATCCTAGACGAGTTTCACAGAATGGGCATGGGTAACCCCAGCACGCTCAGCAGCAGAGCCATGCGCAAGCTCAAGGCCAACAAGAAGATCGCGCTTAGCGGCACGCCGATGGGCGGCAAACCCATCAGGCTGTTCGGCATCTTGCAGTGGCTAGAGCCTGAGATCTTTACCAGCAAGAATGCCTTTGGCAGAATGTACCTAGAGGTCATCAGCGAGGGCAACAAGTGGAACAACTACGCCAGCGCACAGTTCGGTGGCGTCCGCAAAGATCGCGAGGATGCCTTCTGGGAGATGCTGAAGCGCTACATGGTGCGGCATCGCAAAGAGGAGGTCGCAAGCTGGCTTCCACCTAAGCAGTACGTTCACCACAACTGCGAGATGAAGCCTGCCCAGTTGAAGCAGTACAAGCAGTTCGCGGCAGACGCTGAGATCACTATCCAGGAGCAGAATCTGGGCGCTGTTGGCATCTTGGCTGAATACACACGCCTCAAGCAGTTCGCTAACGCAGAGTGCGTTGTTGAAGTGGTCGGCAAGGACATTGATCCTGAGACTGGCATCACCAAGGACAAGCTGAAGCTGCGCCCGCTAGAGAACTCAGGCAAGCTGGACCAGCTCGATGAGATCATGGCAGAAATTGGTCTTGAGAAAGACATCCCTGCCAACGACAGGCAAGAGCAGCTCATCGTCTTTACGCAGTTCACAGACATGGCTGATCTGCTGGTCACGTGGATGCGCAAGCGTTACATGCGGGTCGCCAAGATCACCGGCGACGTGAAGCTAGAGGATCGCGACCTTGCGCAAGAGAAGTTTAGGAACAAAGAGCTAGACGTCATGATCATGAACACGAAGGCTGGTGGCGTGGCCATCAACTTGGAAACGTGCAACACCGTTGTGTTCATGGACGAGATGTGGGATCCAGACGACCAGGAGCAGGCTGAAGACCGTGCGCACCGGACGTCCAAGACAGATCAGGTAACCATTCACTATCTACGGAGCGTAGGCACAGTAGAACACCACATCTGGAACACTACAAAGGGCAAGGCAGAGCAGAACTGGAACGTTCTGGATGCCCGTAGAGGCGGGTTTTCCGCTGAGTTCCGAGCCTAAGTTGCACTCAGTGTATACGCGACTGATTGTGGGGCGATTGCATGGCCTCATCACCCCCTCTACTGCCACGAGGGCTCGGGTATACGCTGAGTGTAACTTGGCAGAGTTGCAACGCTGTAGTTTGCAGAGTAAGCTGACACACCTATCTAGGAGCTAGCTATGAGCCAAGAACTTCTAATTCGTAATAGTGAGATCTCGACCTACAAGGAATGCCGCCTGAAGTGGTGGTGGTCCTACGTCAAGCAGCGTGAGTCCATTGAAGAGCGTGGACCGCTGGCTCTTGGGTCGCTGGTCCATGCAGCGCTAGAACGCTGGTACGTCGTAGGCAAGAAGCGTGCAGGCAAGCATCTGCACGATCACGTAGCAGCGGCCTACGCAGAACTGTTCGACGGTAGCGACACTATCTACCACAACCCGGTTCCTGGCAGTAATGGCGACCAGATCGCCATTGACGAGCTTGCAGTTGAAATGCTCAAGAACTACCAGGACGAGTGGGGCAAGGACGACCACATCGAGGTCATCGCCCCAGAAATGACTTTCGCAGTAACCGTGCTGGACGGCAAGAAGCGTGACTGTGGCACGGCGGTCGGCACCATCGACCTCACGGTGTTTGATCACAGCATCAAGCGCTTTGGCTTCATGGAGCACAAGACGGGTGCCACGTTGCAGCCCTTCGGAGCGCCTGAGCACATGGACGAGCAGAACGGCATGTATTGGACCTACGGTCCGATCTACCTTGAGCACCTGGGCGTCGTCAATGACCAGAGCCAGATTACGTTCTTGCAATACAACCGGATGGCCAAGAACATCGCGACCGATGAACGACCCGTGAACGAGGACGGCCTTTCGCTCAACCGTGACGGTTCTATTAGCAAGCAACAGCCCCAGCAGAAGTTTCTGCGCAGCAACGTCTACCGCACAGTCGATCAGCGACGGGCGCTAGACAAACGATTCGCACAGGTCGCTAAAGAAATGCAGCTTGCACGAAAGCGCAAGCTCCCGATCTACAAGTCTCCAGGGCGGCAGTGTTCCTACTGTCAGTTCAGAGATGCGTGCGAGGTCCACGAAGCAGCGGAGGATTACCAGAGTGTTCTGGAGTCCACCACTCGCAAGTGGGATCCATACGTAGACCACCGAGATACCGAGGTTCAGGAACGTGGGTAAACCATCTAACATCATACCGATCTCGCAGGAGGCGCATCTCAACTGGATGCTCTACAGCGAACCCGGCGTGGGCAAGACCATGCTGGCAGGCACAGCGGCAGAAGTGGGCAAGACCTTGTGGCTCGCCAACAACCCAGACGAGACCGTCAGTCTTCGCAAGCAGACGCATCAGCCAGACATGTGGGTCGTGGACGACTACAACGAGCTGGCCGATGCTGCGGCTTACGTCATCAATGAGGGCCATGCCGAATATGACTTCGTTGTGTTTGACAACGGCACCCTGTTCATGGAGCAGGGCATGGATCACATCATGGCTGATTTGGTTGCGACCAAGCCCCACCGTGATCTCTACATTCCGGACCGTGCCGAGTATCTGCGGAACCAGAACATGTTCAGCAAGCAGGTTCGCACCCTCATCGGGGCACCGGTCAACTTCATCATGACGGCTCACGTCATGCAGATGGAGTCGCCAGAAGGTGACGACATTAGTATCCCCGCATTGCCTGGCAGCAAGGGACTCTACAGCCAGAAGCTCTGCGGGCTCATGAACTTGGTGACGTACTACCGTGCGGTTGCCAAGAAGGGTGGTGTGCAGCGGGTGCTGTATACCCAGAAGTCCAAGACTATGGAGGCCAAGGACCGATTCCAGGCGCTACCCGCCCGGATGATAGACCCGACCGTCCCACAGATCATGGACGCAATTCAGGGTACGCCAAAGCGGCGTCCCGCCAAGAAGACCACCAAAGCTACAAGTAGGAAGTGAAAGTAATGGCCCGATCAAATGTGATCAAGTTCGACGTGTCCGGTCAGGATCCGTCTGAAAGCAGCAGCAACTACGCTGAAGCACCCCAGCCGGGTGTGTACCATGTGAAGCTCGTGGAAGTCAAGCCTGGCTACCCTCGCAATGACGAGAACCGTGAGCGTCCCCGACTTGAGATCGTCGCCGAGGTTTGCAAGGCGAAGGGTGCCAAGTCGAAGCACAACGGTGCTCGCCTTTGGGACTACATCGGCTTTGCCGAGAACCAGGCGTGGAAGCTCGACCAGTTCCTTCAGTCGGTGGGTGTCGCCACCAACAAGAAGCGCTCTGGCAGTTTCGACCCCGACAAGCTCGTCGGCAAGATCGTGCAGGTGCGTGTGGCGGCTGATACCTACGAGGGTCAATACACCGCACGCTTGAAGTCCTACCTCCTGGATGTGCAGTCCGAAGATGAGGATGACGACCTGGACGAAGACGACGACTTCGACGTCGAGGATGACGATCTCGAAGAAGACGACCTCGACGAGGACGAGGACGAGGACGAGGACGAGGACGAAGACCTTGACGACGACGACGACGAGGACGAAGACGACGAGGACGAAGATGGTCCCGTCAGCATGTCCGACCTCAAGTCGATGGACCTCGCCGAACTCAAGGCTCTCGGCAAGTCCTACGGCATGAAGCGTTTCCCCAAGGCCAAGGCTGCGATGGTCAAGGCTGTTTCCGAGGCTCAGGACGACTACTTCGAGGAAGACCCCTTCGAAGACGAGGACTGAGCAGGTCCTACCGGGGGCGGCTCGGCAGCCTGAGCGTTGCCGAGTCGCCCCTCGTAAGAGCTATGGTAGCGACGACCCGTTACCGAACCACTAAGAGATCGCGATGTCTGAACAAACACCACCAACAGAATATAGAAGCAATGACATGGGTTGCGTCACATTCTTGAATGTGCAGGGGCACCCCAGTCAGCGAACAGAGTTTGAGGGCAGTACCTGCTACTGGATCTTCCTGGCTACGGGGTCGCTTCTCCGTGACCTAGAAGCCTACCAAGAGGGTACTGCGCTGGTTGATCCCAGGGAATATAACAAGCGCTACGCAGAAGTCAAGCGTCAGTTCTTCTCAGCCAAAGCATAACTCACACACACTATGACGGGGATCCCAGTAGAACTGCTGGCCTACGTAGTTGGCAGTTACGACGAATCAACCGGTGAGTGGGCGATGCACTGCCCACACCCGGATCATCAAGACACGAGGCGCAGCGCTAGCGTCAACGTGCCCAATCAGGTCTGGTACTGCCACGGGTGCAGCCAGGGCGGTCCTGTGGACGCTCTGGTAGCGACGCTGGCAGGCGGCGAGTGGGGTAGCGCCGAGGTGCGCAGTAAGCGTGAGCGTCGCAGCAAGGGCGAGACTCTCAGCCAGAAGCAGGTGCGGCGTTGGCACAAGTTCTTGCTGAGCAAGGAGTTCCGCACTGAGCGTTCATACTTGACCAAAGACCGTGGCCTGAGCCGTGAGACTCTCAAGGAGTTTGAGATCGGCTACGACCCGCTGCGCGAGGTCTACACGATCCCAGTGTATTGGGAGGGTCAGTTGCAGAACGTGCGCCGGTACGACCCAGACCCAGGCCCAGAGTTCCCAAAGATCAGGAACGTCAAGGGTCACGGTCAGCCGGTTCTGTATCCGCACAGCATCTTGGAGGAAGCACATGAGCACGGGCAGATCGTGGTTTGCGAAGGCGAGTGGGATGCATTGGTTGCAATCCAGAATGGTGTCTTGGCTATCACGAGGACGGGTGGAGCCGACACCTGGCACTCAACTTGGAATGAGCAGTTCGAAGGTCTTGATGTCATCGCGTGTCATGACATGGACGAGAAAGGTGCGAAGGCAAACCTGATTATCGAAACTGAGCTGGCTGGTATCGCGAACCGTGTTACTACGGTCAGCCTGCCCAGTGACGAGAAAGGCTATGACCTCTCGGACTACTTCGTTAGAGATGGCCATACGGCAGAGGACTTTGCAGAACTACTTTCTGGCCCCGAGCAAGAGCCAGCAGATGTGCTCAGCGTTCTTGAATCCTTGGACGGTGACAACTTCGGCAAGGCATCACCGATGCGCATCAGGGTGGGCGGTGTAGCTCAGGACCAGTTCCTGTACCCGCACAGGGTTGCTCTGAAGTGCGGTCAAGACCAAGACGACCGCTGCCTCGCCTGCCCGATGAACGGCCTGGGTGGCAAGACCAACATCGCACTCAGTCAGAATGACCCTGGCTTGCTGCATGTTCTGTACGGCGGCAACCGTAGCGAGCGCAAGTCAATCGTAGATGCAAGCCCGCTCAAGGGTGAGGACTGTCCTAGCTTCAGATACCAGATCGACGACATGCACAGCGTCACGAAAGTGTTTGCCACGCAGTTCTTCGACGAGGACGCATCAGACCTGACCAACAACGACGTCACTACGATGCGGCAGTTTCACATCGTGGGGCTGCACGACATCACTGCCAACAAGGGCGTCAAGCTCATTGGCGAGCAGCGTGTCAACCCACAGAACAACAAGAACGAGGTCGTGGGCTGGGCAAGCTCAGCCATTGAAACAGACCTCGACACTTGGTCGATGACCGATGACGAGGTGGCAACCCTTCACGACTTGGTTTCGGCCCCGGTGGGCAAGGTCGGCAAGAAGCTCCGCTCAATAGCGGACGACCTGGCAGAACATGTGACTCACATTTACGGTCGCAGCAACATGCACATCTTCATGGATCTGGTATGGCACAGCGTGATGCGGTTCAACCTGGGCGACGAAGAAGTTACAAAGGGTTGGCTAGACGCAGTCGTCGTTGGCGAGACCCGAACCGGTAAGTCCGAGGCAGCTAGTCGCCTCAGGCAGATGTACCGCCGTGGCGAAATGGTCAGTCTTGAAAGTTCAAGTCTGGCCGGTGTGCTGGGCGGTGTTCAGCAGATGTCTGGCAAGGAGTGGGTCACAACGTGGGGCGTCATCCCCATGAACGACCGTGGGCTGGTAGTGCTGGATGAGGTCAGTGGTTTCAACAGCGAGGAGATCGGTCACCTGAGTGCCATGCGCTCTAGTGGCATCGCCGAGCTGACCAAGATCCGCAGCGACCGCACCCTTGCCAGAACACGCCTGCTTTGGATCGGTAACCCTCGCAGCAGCGACCTGCACTACAGCAGCGGCGTCAGAATGTTGCAGGACCTAGTAGAGAAGCCTGAGGACTTGGCTCGCTTTGACATGGCCATGAGCGTTCACAGCAACGACCCCGGCACCGAGCGTGCCAATCAGATCACAGACAGCAGGCCAGAACGTCAGTACGCTCCGGAACTATTGCAGAAGGTGGTTGGCTGGGCGTGGTCCCGCACACCGGAAGATGTGGTCATCGGTCGTGACACGCTAGAAGCCATTTACGAGAAGGCCATCACCCTGGGCGAAGACTACGCCAGTAGACCGCCGCTGATTCAGCAGGCTAACGTCAGGGTAAAGCTGGCTCGGGTGGCGGCTGCCATCGCGGCTCGCACGTTCAGCACTGACGATGGCGTGCGCTTGATTGTCAGGCCGGACCACGTTTCGCTAGCGGCTAAGTTCCTGCGCTCGATCTACGACCGGCAGCAGTTTGGCTACGGTCATGTCAGCAAGCTGGAGAACAGCAGGGTCAAGCGTGCCCATGAGAACTGGGACAACGCAAAGACCATGCTCATCAACAACAGAGAGCTGACGGTGTACCTTCGGGGCGTGGACGGATTCTTCAGCGCACTTGAGCTTAGGAACATGGCGGCATACGCTGAGTTCAGTCAGGCCGTGCAGGAAGCATCCAACCTGTACCAGATGGGATTCCTAGACAAGCACGGGGAACAGTACGCTATGACGCCACAGATCATTGAGCTAATCAGGGAGATTCCAGCATGAGGGTAGCAGTTCTAGGGGCTGGTCCTGCCGGACTAGTGGCTGCGCACACAGCGCAGAGGATGGGTGCCAAGGTCACCATCATCACCAAGGAAGACAAGCCGAGCTACATCAGCGGTGCTCAGGTGTTGCACAAGCCGATCTCAGGCTTGGACATTGAGCAGAAGAGCTTCGATGTGCAATACATCAAGACCGGCACTCGCGAAGGTTACGCAGAGAAGATCTACGGTGACCGAGAGGCACCGTGTAGCTGGGACCTGTACCCCGAGGGTGTGATGGCTAGCTGGTCTCTGAGAGAGGTCTACGCTCACCTGTGGGATCAGCTCTACATGAACATGATCTTCTCAGAGATCACGCACCGTAGCGTTGAGAATGTCTCTGACCAGTTCGAGCTTGTGTTCAGCAGTCTGCCCTTGCCATTCATCTCGCAGTCTCGCGAAGAGCACCTGTTCACCCACCAGAATGTTTGGATCTCACAGGTGCAGCCGGAGTCAATGCCTCTTGAAGGCGGGCATTGGATTCACTACCTGGGTGATGACACATCCGTTCCGTACCGTATGAGCTACATCAACGGTTACTACGGCATTGAGTATTCGCTGCCCCCTGTAGACGAAACCCTTGAATATGTTCGGGTCAGCAAGCCGCTGGCAGTGACGGGCGGCGACGAGACCAGAGCCAGGATCGTACCGGGCAACGTCAAGCTCGTTGGTCGCTACGGCAAGTGGCAGAAAGGCGTACTTGTTCATCACTCGGAACAAGACGTAGAGAAGGAGATGGAAGAGTGGTTGAGCTAGAAGCTATTGAAGTGAGCATGAAGACTCGGTCTTGGTGGGGCTATCTCGGCTCGAAACAGACCAGTTGGCGAGTCGTGTACGCAGGGACTAAAGTGTTACACCCTGAGTTTGGCGACCGTATCTATCACACTCAAGAACAAGCACTAGAAGCAATCAAGGAATCAAAGTGGAACAATCAGTAAGATGCAGCGTTTGCAGTGACCAGGTCAAGCCAATCGTTGCACTAGACATTGACGGAACACTTGGCGAGTACCACGGCCAGTTCGTCAAGTTTGCGACCATGTATTTCGACACGTCGTTCCCTCCGGCCTACGGGTTTGACGGCAGCATGGAACTGCACGAGTATCTTGGTCTAGAGCTGACTGAGTACCGCAGGGCAAAGCTGGCATACCGCCAGGGTGGCTTTCAGCGCTGGATGCCAATGCGACCGGGAGCAGATTGGCTGGTCAATCATCTGCGTGACGAAGGATTTGAGATCTGGGTCACTACCACCCGCCCGTACGAACGCTACGACGGCACAGACCCAGACACCCGTGAGTGGCTCAGCCGGAACAGCATTCCGTGGGACAACCTCCTCTACAGCGAGGACAAGTACGAAGTCCTGCACAAGCGGGTTGATCCCTCAAGGGTCAAGCTGATTCTTGACGACCTGCCTAAGAACATCGTGGCTGCTCAGGAACATTGGCCTAGCCGGATCCTTTGCCTGCTGGACAGGCCGCACAATACCAAAGACCCGCTCCTTGACCGGGTGAACGGCTGGATGGCTCACAGTCTTGAAGGCGTTGCGCAGATGCCCTCTCTCAAGATGGAGTTTGCAGCGTGAGCATTCCAAGCCCAGAAGAACTCCTGACCTACGAGACCAAGGTGCGGTCTATCTTCCGTGAGTGCGCCAAGATCTTCGTAGAGCGCAACAACCGCTACAAGAACCTGTTCTTGCAGGATGGCGTGGTGGGTAGCGCTCGCCACATTCGCCACAAGGCTTTGCGGTTGGCTCAGAAGGCAGAGGACTTCGCACGCTACATCGAGAATCCAGAGGCTTACGTCCGGGGCTACGGCGACAAGGCAGAACCGCCAACCCTCGACGACGCCTACGACTTGATCAACTACTGCTGCTTCTTGATCATCTGCGCGAGCGAGGGGCGCTGGCTCACAGACGAGGACAACAATGAGCCAGCCAGCTAAAGATCCGCACCACGACCACCACGACCACGAGCTTGGTGGCGATTGCGTAACGTGCGAGCCTGGCCTGGCTGAGGTGCAGCGCAAGCGGCGCAAGCGCAGTCGTCGTGAGCAGTCACCCCAGCGCAAGCCGATGCGCTACGTGAGCCTGCACCATCACAGCACGTTCAGCTTCCTAGACGGTTTCCAGATGCCGGATGCTCACGTGCGTCGTGCAGCCGAGATCGGGATGCAGTCGCTTGCCTTGACTGAACATGGCAACGTCAGCAGCCATGTCAAGCTGGAGAAGGCCAGCCAAGAGCATGGCGTCAACCCGATCTACGGTGTTGAGCTTTACTGCGGTCACGTAGACGAAGACCGCAAGAGCCAACGCAAGAATCACTTGACCGTCCTGGCCGAAGACCAGGCTGGCTACAGCAACATGATGCGCCTAGTCACGCAGTCGTGGAAAGACACCTACTACGAACCCACTACCAGCGGTGCCACCCTGACCAAATACAAGAAGGGCCTCATCATTCTGTCTGGTTGTACCGGTTCGCTACTGGCTACTAGCTTGGTGGGTGGCAAGAACATCCCCGAGGCAGAAGCCAGCTTTGAGCGTGGTCTGCGGGTTGCCCAGCGGTTCCAGAAGTCGTTTGGTGACAACTACTATCTCGAGGTGCAGGCGTTCCCAGAGCTTGACAATGTCAAGAAGATCAACAAGATGATCTACGACATTCACAAGCAGACCGGCATCCCACTGGTTGCGACGGGCGACTGTCACTACACCGACCCGACCGAGAACGAGGTGCAGCAGATCCTGCACAGCATTCGTGCGGGCACACGCCAAACGCTAGAGCAGCAGGCTCAGGCGTGGGGCTACGACGTTCCTCTGGCACCGCCCATCACAGACAAGGAAATCTACCAGCGCCTGAAGGCCACCGGCCTACCTGCTGATGCAGCACGGGATGCCATCCTCAACACCGGGGTCATTGCAGACAGGTGCAAGGGTGTTGTTCTGCCAAAGGCTGACCCGTTGCGGTTCCCTATCCCCGAGGGCTACGACCGTGAAAGCTACTGGCGCTACCTGCTCAAGAAGGGCTGGAACTACAGGGGCATCAACCGACTCAGCAAAGCTGAGAAAGCAAAGTATAAAGCGAGACTTGATCGTGAGCTTGAGGTCATTGAGGGGAAGGACTTTCAGGACTACTTCATGATTGTTAGTGACCTCGTGATCTACAGCAAGGAGACCGGCATTCCGGTCGGCCCTGCTCGTGGTAGTGCGGCTGCCAGCCTGGTCTGCTGGCTGCTGCGGATCACCGAGGTTGACCCGGTGTTCTTCGACAACCTTGTGTTTGAGAGGTTCATTGACCACAGCAGGGCTGACCTGCCAGACATTGATCTAGACTTTGACAGCGAGAGGCGACATGAAATCAAAGAGTACGCAGAACGAAAGTACGGGGCCAAGAACGTGGGCCTCATCGCTACGTTTACTTTCTTCAAGTCCAAGAACTCCCTTGACGATGTGGCGCGGGTCTACCGAATACCGCAATTCGAGGTCGACAAGATCAAAGATGTTCTCATCGAAAGGTCTAGTGGAGATCTACGGCCCAGTAACACTATTGAAGACACCGTGGCTCAATTTGAAGACGCAGGTGATGTGCTCAAGCGGTTCCCAGACCTCAAGCACAGCATGGATCTTGAAGGCAACATCAAGGGTTTGGGAGCGCACGCTGGAGGCCTCATCATCGCAAGCCAACCAATCGACGATGTGGCGGCTGTCTATAGAAAGAAAGTCAAGGACGTCAACAACGATGTAGTCGGCTGGGACAAGGAAGACGTAGAGCGCCAGGGTCTGATCAAGATTGACACGCTGGGCTTGAGCACCATGACCATGCTGGCAGAAGCACTGCGCCTGTTGGACATGAAGCTCGAGGACTTGTACGACATTCCCCTTGACGACGAACGTGTCGTGGCTGGGTTCCACGAGGCCGATGTGGTTGGCATCTTCCAGTTTGATGGCAGGGCTACCCGCAACGTGACTCGTGAGCTGAAGCCAGACACGTTCATGGAGGTTGCAGATATTTGTGCGCTGAGCCGCCCTGGTCCGCTGCACAATGGTGCGACGAGCGCCTACATCGCCCTGAAGCACGGTGTACGTGCTCCAGAGCCGGTGCATCCAATCCTTGATGACATCACCAAGGACACGCACTTCCAGATTGTGTACCAGGAGCAGATCCTGCGCATTGTGCGTGAGATCGGTAACTTTGACTGGACGGCTGCCGCCTACATCCGCAAGATCATCAGCAAGAAGCTGGGTGAGCAGGAGTTTGAGCGTCAGTTCGGCAGGTTCCTAGATGGTGCGCTCAGTCACGAGGGCATGACCGAAGAGATTGCCCGCGACGTTTGGAACCGTTGCATTACGGCTGGCTCGTATGCGTTCAACGCTGCGCACAGCGTCAGCTACGGAATGCTGGCTTGGTGGTGCATGTGGCTGAAGGTCTACCATCCTGAGGTGTTCTACGTCGCTAGCCTGGCCAAGCTACCCAAGGACAAGAACCTAGACTTGCTGAAGGATGCACAGCGCCACGGCATCACGGCCCTGCGCCCCAACCCGAAGAAGAGCGGGGTGAGCTGGTCGGTTGCTAGCAAGGGTAGGATCCGTGGTGGTCTGAGTCAGGTCAGCGGTATTGGCGAGAAGACCGCCGCCCAAATGATTGAACATCGGGAGCAGTCGCCGGTAACCAACTGGACCGATTACACGGCTGTTCGTGGCATTGGGCCAAAGACCATCGACAAGGTCTACGAGTTCGTAGAGCAAGACGACCCGTACAAGATTCAATGGCTGCGGAACCGGGTGGACAAGGTCAAGGATGCCTCCGTGCAACTCGGCTTGCCTGAGATCACGCACAGCAGCGAGGACGTTCCCTACAGCGCCGATGGCATCAACCATCAGGTCACGTGGGCAGGCGTCATCATCAGCAGGAACCTGAGAGATATCTTCGAGCTGCACTACAGTCGCACAGGTGAAGAACTTGACCCAGCAACGGTCAAGGACCCACACTTGCGTGAGTACGTCACCATGAACGGTGACGACGACACAGACATTATGACCGTTGCATTCAGTCGGTGGAACTACCCAAAGTACCGTCGCAGCATTTGGGGTGTAGACTTGGACCGAGACGTAGTTGTCGTCCAAGGTGTCAAACTTGGAAACCAAGCGCGTAGAGCAATCTACGCAGAAAGATTCTGGGTCGTGAACCCAGATGTAATCTAGGAAGGTAAGCAAATGACCCAAGAGATCATGAAGTATGCGGACGTCGCAATGTTCGACGCAGAGCCGCATGAAACGTGGACCACAGACCGAGGCGTGTTGCCGAAGGTCAGCCTGGTCTGGATGACGCACCGACCGCTGAGTGCGCTAGCCAGCTTCAACGAGATGTACGCAGGTCGGGTGATCCGTCACCTTGACGACGTCAGCCAAGAAGCAATGGACCAGGCCCTGAGCGACATGTCCAAGACGCACCTGAAGGCACCGCTTGAGAACATCAAGTTTCAGTTCCTGATTGAGGGTGTTGACCGCAGCTTCACGCACCAGCATGTTCGGCAGCGGACGGCGGTGTTCGCTCAGGAGTCGTTGCGCTTTGCGGTGCTGGACAACCTGAGCCAGGGCGTGAGTCTGCCGCCGAGCTTGCATGGCACCAACCCAGAGAACACCAGCGACCAGCTCGGCCAGAACCGTGCCCGGTGGGATGAGTGCGTTGCCAAGGTCCAGGACACGTACGAGTACCTGATCGCCAACGGTATGCCTGCTGAGGATGCCCGAGGGCTGCTGCCTCACGCAACGGCGACTCGCATCATGTATACGACCGACTGCCGGAACCTAGCTGAACATGCTGGTAACCGGCTCTGCACCCAGGCGCAGTTCCATTGGCGCAGCGTGTTCAGTCAGATCGTTGAGCAGATCGCCGAGTACGGCGAGATGAACGACCCAGAGTATGCCGGTGAGTATCAGGCCCTGAGCGACAGCCTCATGTGGCGACCGAAGTGCTGGCAGGTTGGCAAGTGCGCCTTCAAGGGTGAGTTTGATCGTCACTGCAACATCCGTGAGGAAGTTGATGGGCTGGAGAGTGACGGCATCCCGACAACCGAGTGGGACGACTACATTTCCACTGACTCCTGGATGTACGATCCGTCGGCTGCCATCATGAGCGAGCAGGGGGTTGAGCTGTGATTTACAACTTCAGCATCACCTTCAACAAGAAGCAGGGCAACTACCGCTACGAGCGCTTTGCGAACATCTCGGTGGCAGCGCCGCCAGAGTCTCAAGCATGGGCAGAACAGCAGGCTCGCAATAGATTCGTAGAGAACATGCCTGGGAGCGTAGAAGTAACTAGGGTTACGCTCGTTAGTCAATCAGGAGATAATCATGGAACAGATCTTGCGGCAGCTTCGCATCCGGCAGGTTCAACTACTAGCGCTGTTTGACAGCCTGGTGTTCATCCTGTTGGTGTTTGACATCGTCAACTGGACTGAAGCCCAAGTCGGTGCCATCACGGCGTTCAATGCGTTGCTGCTCGGCATCGTGATCGGTCCACAGCAAGTCAACCAGAAGCAGTTCGTTGACGAACTCAATGCTTTGGCTGCGCATCCGGCAAACGGTCCGGCCCCTAGCGAAGACGACGTCATTTAGATATACTGATTGGTATACTGATCTACGTGGATCCCCGTCCATGTGTGTGGCAGAGGCCCCGTCCTATATGGGCGGGGTCTCTTGCCTTGTCGGGGAGACTATTGGGCTGTCTGCCAGGAGCGCCACGGTGGCCCCTGCTGCGTCGCTGGCACCCCCGGTGAGGGTGTAGTACCGGACAAGCACTAGCTCTCGCCTACGGGCCTTACAGCGCCGCTGGTAGGTTCAGAGCTATTTGCCCTAGCCAATGCGTTTCTCGATGAACTGAGCGTACACCCGCTCACGTTCCATAGACTCAGCCACTAGCTTGCGCAGCTCTTCTTCGCTTTCCTCAACGTCACGATGAACCAGCCTGCCACTGACCACCATCCTTACGACGTAAGCCAGAGCGGCTGCGCTCATACCTGCGCTGCTGCCCGTTACCAGAAGACCAGTTTCGGCTCCGGTAGACATATCCACCTGGCCAAGAACAGCAATCAGGCTGCCCAGCGAAGTCGTCATCGCTGTGAAAGCGCCTATAAGGATTGCTCCTAGCCCGGTAGTGTTCATCGGTCTATTCCTGTAACAGGGATCAGGTTAACGTTGCTAGGGGTTCTTGTTTCCTGAACGCTAACTCATTGTGCAACTGAGAACAATCACACAATACGAATATCTTTGACAGTTCCTTGATTTACATCTACCGTCACCGAACCAGAACGACGGGCACCAGCACCAGCGATCTCCGCGTACTGCGGGCTGCCAGCGTCTTCGCTCGGGCACTGAATCCAAGTGCGAGGGCCAAGCCACTCACAGCGGAAACTGTGGAAGTGACCTGAAATCAGCAACTCTGCAGAGCCAATCGGGCGATGGTTCCCTGCCTGCTTGTCGTGCCATCCCTGAACTTTGCCCTGGCCACCGATCTGGTGGCCGTGGAACAAGCCCACCCGCAAGCCGTCTACCTCAACGCAGACCGTGAGGTCATTGCCAGGAACAGCCCACTGCACATGCTGGTACTGCTCCAGATCCATGCAGGCCCATCTGCAATCATCGATGGCAGCCACATCTACGTTGTCGCCAACAATGTGATCGCGCTTGCCGTGCCGGTTCTCTCCGTGGTTGCCAGGAACAGCCGCCACCGTGACAGAGTTCACCAGGGTGCTGGCTTTGTCAATGATGGCCATTGCAGCCTCACGCACCACGGCACGCTGTTCACGGTCGGTCATCTCTACCGTGTAAAGCTGCTGGCTTCCGTAATGGTTCGGGCTGCACGACTCAACGAGGTCACCACCGAAAGCAATCATGATATGACCAGGCTTGCCTGAGCGCCGCCACGAATCCTCAAACCGTGCGGGCAGTTCACCCAGGGACTGCAGAACATGTTCCACCGTGCCAGCCTTACCAACCTGCCAGTCAGACGTAGCCCACACTTGCCCGCCAGGAGCCTCTGTAAGCCCCTTAGAGCGCTTCCGACGCCTAAGCGCTGTGATTAGGTCGTCCAGGTCGCCAAACGCCTTAGAGCGGCGCACAGCGGTGATGCGGTAATACCAGCACCACTCTCCGGTCCCGGCCTTCTGCTGCCACTTACGAACCTGCAAGCTGCCAGGCTTGATAGCCCACTCGCCAGGATCAAGCTTCATCTCGGCGAGGATGCCTGCCTCGTCGGGGTCGATAGCTTCGGTCGTCGCAAGCCCTGTGTATTCTGCCTGCCCCGTCTCGTGGTTGATCAGGTGACCAGGTTCCCAGCCGGGAGGTGGCTTGTCAGGCCCGTTGTGATGTGCAGTAAGCCGAGTGAACTCTTCAGCCGCGGACATAATCTCGCCACCTGACTATCGCAGAGTAGCCAATGTCAATGCCGACTTCTCTGATGCTACGATGAATCGCCGCCAGGGAGGAGTGCGGTTCGCTTAGCGCTTCAGTGATTGCTGCTAGTAGTTCTGGGTCGTTCTGCTCAAGCTGAGAAATGACGCTGGTATAGCTGTCCCGCCTAGTCGGCTGTATCCCCGACTTGAACTCGTTTGCTTTCGTCATCTTGAGCCCCCGTTTCCCGCTCTTGAACTAGCTTCTGATTCTGGATTGTGAGCACGCAAATCTCCAGCTCCTTGGGGAACCGGGTCTGCATGACTGCGATAACTTCTTCCGGTGTGACATTCACGTGGGGCAGCATAGCCCACAATCACGCTTCAAGCGCAGCTACCCGAGCCTCAAGGTCTTCAATGCGTTGCACCGCAGCTTGCAAACCAGCAGTCAGAATTGCGTCCCATTGACCAATCGGCAAATGCCGAATGTTGTCAGTACCCTTCGTCATAACTAGCTCTGGGAACTGAACCTCAAAGTCGCTAGCCATGAAGCCAACAACAGCAGGATCAGGTTCATCAAGCTCTACGATCTCAAGGTCATCTTCGCCGTTGCCGTCACTCACAAGGTTTACAGTGTGAGTGTGCTCGTACATCGTTGGGTCGAGCGCCATCAGCTTGGCCAAGATGTCGTCGCTGTCAAGGCTCGTCAGCTTGGTCTTCAGGCGGTCGTCAGAGATGCCCTGCCAGTCGCCTGCACCTGTGATCTTGGCAGCGTCGCCGTCTGCATAGAAGATGAATCGTGACGAACCGCCCGTGCCTGAAAACACAATGATGCCAGATGACCCTGACAAAGTTTCACGACGGATTTCCGAAGCAAGCGAGCCGCCGTACACATAGAAACGACGTGCCGTGTTCAGCGAGGTTTGACCAACGGAAAGCACATTGTTCGTGCTGATACCACCGTCAAGTCGGAAATATCTAGGCGAATATATGTTCTTGGCAGTTACCTGGTTGATCCGCAACCAAGTCGTGTCCTGACAACCAATCTCACCAATACGAGTCGTGCCGTTGTAAAACTGGATGTGGTCAGAAACGTTGTTGTCTGCCTTGTAGATGCGAATCTCGTGATTACTGTTAGTACCATTACCAACGTCAAGGCGAGCGTTCAACTGCAATTCGCCCGTCATGGTTCCGCCAGTTAGTTGCAAGTACCGAGCGTTAGACTCCGACTCGGTGTAATACCGAGTGTCGTGCGTATGCGAATCGTTGGCGACAGTCACGGTCAACGTCTCGGTCGTATCCGAACCGTCAAACACAACGGAACCGCTAGCGTCGCCAGCCAAAGACAGCGTGGTGGCCGCCGACCACTTGGTCGCCGTAGCAGCATTGCCCGAAGTGTCCTGATTGCCTGCCGTGTTTACCCCAGGCAGGTTGATGTTTGCCGTGCCATCAAACGACACACCACCAATCGTCCTAGCCGTCTCAAGCGCAGTCGCTGTGGCAGCGTTCCCGCTGATGTCGTTAGCGAGTGTTCCGTTGGGAACATCGTTGGTACGACCCGCACCAAGAACAACGATCTCTCCGGTCGTGGCGTGAGAGCGCACAACCCTGCCAATCTTCTGCACGAGGTCGGAGGCACCGGTAGGGCGAACATTCGTCAGAGCACCAGCAGTGGTAGAAACGTAAAGCTCGTCGTTGACTGCATAGGCAGACGTATTAACTTCAGTGATGACTCCTAGCAGCGTGGCATCACCGGTCTGGCCGTTACTGAGATCCTGATTGAGCAAACCCAGCGCAGGCATAGTTGATGATGAGTCTGCGTCAGAAGGAGACACCTCAACCGCTCCAGAAGCACCAACTGAACCGGTCGCGTAAACAGGACTGCCTTTGGTGAGCGCAACGCCAGAAGTGTTCTTGACCTGAAGATGCACCGGACCATTGAGTTCCTCGCTGGCACCTCCTGCATCAAGGGAGACCTCGCGCTCAAGGATGCTAACGCGGTCGCCAATGTCAATGATGCTGTCTTGAATCTTGTCGCCAGCGAACATGTTACTGCATCTCAACTTCCACGGTCTCTACCCCGCTGCTGTCAAGGCTGATGACAATGTTCTCAACCTTGAGCGTGGTGTCAATGTCTAGCCTGCCGCTCTTGACCCGAACAGGGAACACATCTCCAAGCCAGAGCTTGTCTTTGCCGGTCCACCATCCTTGGCGAAGCTTGATCTTGTAGTGGTACTGCCGGGTGTTGACTTCGTCAAGCAGGTATTGAGTTCTACCGTCATTGACTGCTTGAGTGGCTACGTCAGGCCAGCTACGCGTGATCTCCCAGCGACCCCGAGAGTCAGTTGCAATGTCAGAGGCTGCGATCTCCTCAGGGCTCAAGAACCCCTGACCCATACCCAAGACAAAGTTGCCGAAGGCATTGCCCTTGAGCTGACGCTTCACGCTTGCGATAGCACCGCCGAAGTCAAGCGGCTCTGTCTTCGTAGAGCCGCGACTGGGAGCGTAAGTGTTCAAGTTCATGTTGGCGTCGATCTCCCAGTCAAAGCCGTCGTCTGCTTCTGCGATGACGTCTACTGCCTGAGTGAAGCTCATGCCCAAGCGCCAAGTGAAGTCCCTGGCCGCAACGGTGTCCTGAGTGCCTGCGCTGATACCTTCGTTGCCGTTGGTCTCTGCTTGAAGCGTTGCCAGCAGGCTGTTGATCTGGCTGACTGGTTCTACACCGAGATAGCCCAGCGTGTAGCTAGACTTGATCAGTCGGTGCTGCATCCGACCCCGGTAGTCCAGGGCCGCCATGTTGACATTGTGCCTGCCACCGATGTCGTCATTGCTAGGCCCAATACGACCGCGGAACAGTAGTTCCTTGTCCCGGTAACCCTTGAGATCGTGAACCATCTCAGTGACTGACTCTGTGCGAGAGTCACGACCGTCCATCTTCCATGTGACGGTTGCTGGCCCACGACGCCTGAACGTGATCTTGCGACTCCTCATGAAAGGAAGCTGGTAGGTATTGGCAGCGCCATTACCACCAGTAAAGATCCACGCCATGACTCAGGTCTTGATCAGGTAGCTGAGTGCGACGTATGGCTGCATGTTGGTGTGAGCCGTGCCGCTTCCCTGAGAGCTAATGCTGTGCTTGTGACTAGCCCCACCGTTGGCGCTTGTTCCGGAAACGGTGTGAGTGTGACCGGTGTGGGTCGAGACACTACCGGTGATGGTGTGAGTGTGCGCACCAGCAGAAGCAGTCAGCAGCGGGCTGCTGGTATCAGCAGAAGAGATTTCACTTGGGCTACGACCAGCAGGTTCTCCGCTCAGGCGGGCGAAGGTATCGGCCATCTCGTGAAAGTGCGTGCCATTTGAGGTCGTTGCTAGAGTGCCCTGATTGTGAGTGTGACTACCACCCGAATCAGCAGAGTAAGATCCTGCGCCGTGATTGTGGGTGGCCGTAGTGTTCCCGGTGTCACCTGAGTGATCGTGCGCAGGCATCTCAACAACGGTAAGGGCCACTTCTTCCTGCCCGCCGCCTGCACCCAGGGTCTGACCGATAGTCAGGCGACCGGCATCACCGTTGCCCATGTCGTCAATGCCAACAGGAACACGACCGCGCAAGTCAGGCAGGTTGAACGTGGTGCTACCATCACCAGAACCGTAAGTGGTTCCGCAAACTTCCCACAGGCTTGCGTAGGTCGTGCGGCTGACTGCGCTACCATCCGCACGCAGATAGCCAGCAGGCAGGTTCGCGCTATTGCCGCCAGCCCAAGGCATGATGCTGCCAGTCGGCGTGGACTGAACATCAGACCGCATATCTTCAGCGGTGCAGTCGCTGCCAACAGTCGCCGTGCTCGGAACCAAGACCCAGTAGAGCAACAAGAAGCTGTCGGGGATGGTTGGCTTGGTCGGAGAAGACCCACTAGAACCGTCAACCGTGTCAAAGATGACATTGTCACCTGCGGGACCAGTTGCGTTCGGGTCTTGAACCTGAAGGCCAACAGCGACGTACTTGCTATCGCTAGCTGGTGCAGTCAGGGCCACATTGGCGCTAGCGTCACTGAGGACTGCATACCGACCCTGGTTGGTTTGATCGTCGCCCTGAACAATGGCCTGCCCAGCGGCAAGGTCAATGCTGAGAGTTCCTGTGCTGAGCTCGCCCTTGAAGGCAGCCAAGCCAACGACGCCTTCACCGTTGGTAAGCCCCTCAAGGATCTGGCGATCAATGCGTGCCGCATAGGTCACGTTCTGTAGCCAGTTGCCGTAAATGGTCATGAGTCTGGGTCTCCCTAGATGTAAGCGTGACGGTACTGAACCGTACACTTGGAGGCGGCTGTAGAGGTGGTGGGCTGGAAAGCAAGAATGTTCACGCCTGACTGTAGCCCCCACCACTCGCTCGTGGTGAGGTCTAGATCTGGCATCCTGCTCTGGTCGCTTTGATTCAGGATAGTACGGTTGACGGTATCAATCGTGATGACCTCACCAGCCGCCACAGAGAGCGACGGGAACTCAAAGCTTTGTCCTGTCGTCACGTTGTCGATCACCGGATTGGTGCATTCTCCGAAGATCTTGATGATAGGCCAAGCTGTCACGCTACCCAAGTTCTCAATGTTCGCACTACCGATTGGATCACTGGCGGGGTAGGTCCGGTCAAACGTCAAGTCGTATGCGCGACCACTTTCGGTGCCACCCGCAGTTGATGGATTGATGGTCTTAGTGATCAGCTCGCTGGACTCGATCACACCCTTGGCTGCGATCAGGCTCAGATTGAAGTAGATACGGTTGTGAGCTTGAACCGGGCGACTGACGTTGCCCGCACGGAAGCGGACGCAACGAGCGTCAGCGCTGGTCTCGTCGTTGAGCTGCCAGTGGAGATAGCTGCGTGCGCTAGGAATCATGTGAGCCATGATCCGGTTTAGAACTTGGTGCCTGGGCAGAGCCCCATCGACGATCATGCCACGCAGGCTCACCCGGCGAGCATCGTGATAGACGGTGCTGTCGATCACACCGCTTGCATCAACGTAGGGGTCGGTGACCTCACGGATCGCTGGGAAGCCAGGGTCAAGCTGACTGATGATGATCTGGTTGTCTCGGTTGAGATCAACCCGTGGGATTACGCCGTTGTCGTCGTCGCTAAGGTAAATCATGACCGTGAAGCAATCTCAAACTCGATGTTCTCAATGAACTCTCTGACGTCGTCAATCCCGCTGAAGTACATGTCCCCTTCGATGATGATAGCACCTTCGCCGCCACCAATGGCATTCCCCAATGTTGGCAGGGTTCCGCTCACGTTGCCGACAAAGCTGCCAGACACTCGCTCTACCGCACTGATGGCATCTAGGTTGCTGGTCAGTTGTGCAAGGTCGCCTTGCTGATACATCCGCTCAATGGCCTTTGCCATCGGCAGGCTGCTGGGTCCACCTGCAAGCAGATCCTGAATCAGTACCGGACTGACTCCTGCTGAGCTGAGGCGCTGCACAATGCCGTACCACTCAACAGCGTCACGAGCTTTGCGTTCGTAGTAGGCGGTGAGCTGGTTTGTGCTCACGAACCCAGCGCCAGAGAAGTCACTTAGGCGGTTGCTTGTAACCTCAGCAGGGGAAGACTCTTCAAGAGCGACCTGCTCGGCCTGCTGAATCAATCGCCAGGTAGCAGCCCACTCTTCGCTGAACTCTTCAAGACCTGCCAGCCTGTCGCGCAGGATAACGAGGTAGTCAGAGGTGCTAGTCGTGCCGATCTCATACTTGAGATCCTCAATACGCTGAGTCTCACGCACCGAGGCTGCCTCATCTGAGGTGATCTGGTCTTGCAGATTCTGGATCTCACGCCAGTAACTAAACCACTCATCGGTGAACTCTTCTGTGCCATCCAAACGGTTCTGCAAGAACTCAAGGTACTGGTCACGCTCCAGGTCACCAGTGACGAACCGAGTGGACATGAGGCGGTCCTTCTCGAAGATAGCCTCCTCAGCAGCACGCTTCTCCTCCTCGGCACGGTCTTCTGCTTCGCGCACGCGCTCTTTGTCAAACTGATCAAGCTCAGACCACACTCGGGTGTAGTCGTTACTGAACTCGTCAAAGATACCAAGCAGCGCCCGAAGTCGATCTTCGTACTCTTCCTGAGTGATGGCACCAACTGTCAACTGGTTGGCGCTCAGACCAAGGATCGCCTGGGGGCTGGGAATGCCACCCCCACCGCCGCCAACTCCCGAGGTAGCACCTGGCTGCCGATCGAAGATGTCAGGTCGGTCAATGTTGATACCGCCGTTGGCAAAGCTCATGATCCCGAACTCTTTCAGGACCTGCATCAGCACAGGCATGGCGGTAGCACGCTTGTTCTTGCCGAGCGGAATGTAAGCCTCGCCACCGGTCTCCGGTTCGTTCCAGATACGCATCGGGCCGCCACGGGCGATGGTCGGGTAGTGACCACCGTCAGCGTTGTAGACAGATCCGTAGCCTGGAAGCTGGGTCGGGTCGGGTGGCAATGTCGGACCGGTGAACTGCGGGATGCGACTGAACGCTGACTCGAACAGTCGCATCTTGCGCTCGAACTCGCTGATGTCAAGTCCGATGCTGGGCTCAACCTCAAGGTCGTCGATGCGCTCAAGCTGTTCTTCTACAGAGTCCAGGTCGTTCTCGTCCTCGTCAAGATTGTTATCGAAAGCGAGAAAGATGTCTGGGTTCTCTGCAATAGCCTTGAGCGGCTCAAGGAAAGCGTCTGCCTGCTCCTCGGTCAACTCCAGCGTATCGAACAAGCCCTCGAGTTCTCCGATCTGGTCTTGGATGTAGGCAGCCAGCTCAATGCCGGTCAGGTTCTCTTGCGACTCAGCCCAAGCCTGAGTCTGCTGAATGACACCGCCGATAAGTCCACGGAACTCATCTCGCAGTCCGATAGCCTCGTCTGAGAAGTTATCGAAGTCCATTGCCTCGGCAAGGCTTGTTCCCCCTTCCAGGTCAATGATTGACTGCGCGATCCCGTTGATAAGGCTGTTGACATTGTCGGTAGCTTCATCGAAAGCAAAGCTGTCGTCGATGATGTCGCGGAAGATCTGATTGAGCAGGTCAAACTTCTGGGCAACAGTTGTTGCCTCGTCGCTTAGTTCAATCAGTTGCAGAGCCAGCCTGCCACTAGCCGGGTCGGCTGCGGTGAGTGCCTGCTCATAGGCAACCACTTCATCGGCGATCCTGCGGATATCCTCTGCGGTTGCTGTGCCACCGTAAATGGCACTGAGATCAACACCAGCGGCTGAGCTGATTGCAGCAATCTGAGCATCGCTCAAGTCTTCAGTCGACCTGAGGATAGCGTCTTGCCCTTCAAGAACCTTAGTGGTTCCGTCTGAAAGCGTGATGAGGCTGGCGCCGTAAGACTCACCGAACATGTCGACTTCGCCACGAGCCTCTGCAACACCTGCGCGAATGGTGGCGTATGCCAGGTTGCTCCGCTGCTCGTATTCGATGAGCACCTGCATGGCTTCGGCCTCAGCCTGGGCTTTCTCAGCAACTGGGTTGCGACCAATGATGCCGTCGTCGCCACCGAAGATACCAAAGCCAGGCAAAGACTGACCCGTGACGATCAGTCCAACTGCGTCGAGGAATCCAAAGGTTTCGTTCTTAAGATCTGTTACCTGCTGCCGCATCCTCTCGAGAGCAGCGTCAGCTTGGTCTAGCTGACTTACGTTGAAGCTCTCACGCATGGAATCCGCGAGCCCGTTCATTGCGTCTCTGGCGGCAAGGCTGTTCTTACGGATATCCCATAGGACAAACGCAGCCAGGACGCCTGTAGTTGCGAACCCTGCAAGGCGGGCAGCACCAGTTCCGGCGGCTTTGCCGAGACCCATCATGCCGAGTCTCGCAGTGCTTGTGATGGTTGATAGTGGACCCATCTTTGTGGCGGCAACACTGGCAGCAGTTCCAGCCTTTGCCAGACCTGCGGCGGCGACATTGCCAGCAGCACCCAGGCCCGTAGCTGATGCCGCAGCTCTGCTGAAAGATTGCGACAGCAGGTTCATGCCCGTCTGCCAGATGATCTGCTTTGCAAACAGTGCGATGAACACGCCAGAGACAATCAGGCCGACCGCTGCAATGGCAGTCATCACTGCGATGGTTTGCTTGACCGGTCCGGGTAGTGCGTTGAATCCTTCTGCCAGCAGTGTCGCTAGCTCTACCATCTTGGTGATGACAGGGATCAGTGTTTGCCCGATCTCAATGGCAAAGGCGTTCATGTTGTTGCTGAGGATTCCCATTTGGAAACCCAAGCCTTCGGCCTGAACAGCGAACACATCGGCGGCAGCTCCGGCCCTTTGCGATTCGTCTGCGACCTGACCAGCCACCTCTGCGAACAACTGACCTTCCTGTGCCATGAGCGCAAGCGCACCACGACCAGCACGGATGTCGTTGAACAAGTCTGTGACCTGCTCAACTGAGCCGCCAGTCTCCCTCTGCAGAATGGCCATAGCTCCAGCCAAGCCCTCGGTTTGTACCATCGAGAGACCCGAGCTGTAACCGAGATCTTCGATAACTTCCGCGAAGGCTTCGCTAGGGTCAATGAAGGACTGCATCACACGAGCCAGGGCAGTAGATGCCTCTGATGCGTTGATGCCTTGCAGCGTCATCGTGGCGATTGCAGCGGCGGCTTCGTCCGCAGCGATGCCAGCGGCGGCGGCTGTAGCAACCCAATCACCGACGGTCACTGCGAGTTCTTCGAATGTAAGAACACCGACGTTCACAGTCTGGAACAAGATGTCACTGATGTCAGTAGCTTCGCTTGCTTGAAGACCGTATGCATTCAGGATGGCAGCGATAGCACCTGAGGAAACCTCTGCTTGCGTAAGACCTGCCGACGCAGAGATAGCAGCAGCCTCAAGGATCTCTAGCGCCTCGGCACCCTGGAAACCGCTACTGCTAATGTCGTAAAGACCTGCTGCGAGAACTTCAGCGCTCTGCGGAACTTGGCGGGACAGAGCAATAACTGCTTGCTGTGTTCTCTCGAACTGGTGCGCAGACTCACCAGCGATACTGTTCACATTCAGCATCTCACGCTGGAAGTCAGACGCTTGCTTGGTGGCAAAGCCCAGGCTGATAGCCATGCCTGTGCCGGTAGCTGCCATCTTCTGACCGAGGCGCTTGGTCTTGCGCTCAACCTCGTCAATGGCCATGCCAACGGTGCCGAAGGCTTCTGCCAAACTAGAAGCAGTTACCGTGAACTTCTCAATGGAGGTCTCTGCCTCCTGCATCGCCTTGACAAAGTCTTTGGCGTCACCGGTAATCTTGGCTGCGATTTGTCGCTTCACAGTTTGTCCCTGTTCTTGATGAGACCAATGGTGTACCGGCGATCAGTGTGACCGTCTGGACCCTTGACTTCTTCGTGCTTCTCGTGAAGAGTCTCGCATCCTAGGCAGCGATGAGCCGTAGCTATGTAGGGTTGAGGTTCTAGGTGCTTACCTTCTTCATCTAGCCATTCGTCAGGAATTGTACCGCAACTGGGACACCTGACTGCTTTGGCCTGAAGCCAGGCTAGCGCAAGGTCTTGGTCCTGTTCGTCCCAAGTTAGAAATTCGCTGTAGGGAATCCCGAGCGGGACCACATAGTCAAGGACTCTCTTGACTCTGTGATCCTTTAGGAGTTTCCCAGTTCAACCCTTGAGGCTGCAACATTGCAGGTCATCGCAGCAGCGAACAGCTCTTGAATCTCGGTCGTGTTGAACGAGCCATCTGCCAGCCACTCTGCAAGCTCTTCCTCAGGAGCCTCAGGCTCAATCATGCAAGCGACGATGAGTGCAACTGGGAAGGTCTCTGGGTCCCAAGTTAGTTGCTGTGAGTCTTCTTCTGAGATCTTACCAGCGTCGACCAGCTCACGAATCCGTTCATCAGTCATTAGATGATCGGTCATGAGCTGGTCGTAACGCTTGTAACCAAGAGAGCGGAACCTGAACTTGATGCTCTCATTTAGAAGCTGCTTCTCGGACTTCTCAACTTGAGTCCGCAAATCCTCAAGTTCTGTCCGAAGACTCTCGTCTGTGGGTTTGGCGTCACTCCGGAGTTTGGCTTTCTCCATGTTCGTGACAAGACCGTTGTGCTCATCTTTGAGCCCTAGGTCGGTGACCAGTCTAACGGACCTTTCGACTGGCTTCTTCTTGCTGCGCAAGTGGTCGAGAGTTGCTGGCTTCTTAGGTGGCATCTGTTCTATTCCTATCTCTTTCTAACGACCACTAGGCAGCGGTCGTGCCTTCCTGGGGAACAGCGGTGATCGCAAAGTCCACACGGAACTGCGCCGCTTCGTTACCAGCACTGTAGAGGCGCGGAGCCGCGGAAACCGTAACGGGGAAGGCCTCGTACTCGTCGGCAGCAGCAGGCGAAGCGCCCGCAAGACCGGCGTAGTAGAAGAGGACGTACCCAGCAGTACCCTTAGCCAGCGCATCCTTGATGGTGGTGGAAGTGTCGTCTTCGTAGAAGGTAAGGGACGACTGGTCAGCCGTGTCCTCGCCCGTGATCTGCGAGACGAACTGGTTGTCCATATCCGGAGTGGAAATGGGGTTGTTGGTGAAGGCGAAACCGCTCACATCAGCGAGTTCAGACCCAAGCTCCGTACCAGCAGTGACCTCAGCAACCGTTGCGGCGGTAACCGAGGAGATCGTGGGCACAAAGTAGACCTTGGTGACGCCCTTGCGCATGAAACGTGCCATGCTCTATCCCTTCAAGTTGGGAATGGTCCGTGGTAAATATTAGATCTTGTAGAACTCAGCTACCCGAAGTCTTCTTCTTAGTTGACTTCTTGACGTAGCCTTCAGAGACTGCTTTGTCGAGAATCTCGCTACCGACCTCGTCCTCTCCAAGATCTTCAACTGCCTCGGCAGCAGAGCCGTAGCCATCTGTCTCGATGACCTCGTCAATAGTGGACTTGCCGACAGGCACCCAGCCACGACCTTTCCAGTATTTGTCATACGAGCGTGCAGGAACAACCATCGTCCCCTGCGTCTCTGCGTTGCGGATAGCGATCTCGCCATTGCGAACTTTACGGTGATGCGACATTAGGCTGTTCCCTCTCTGTGAAACACGAGCGTTAGGTGTCCGGTCCAAAGACCCGACTCTTCGACAACTATATCAGTGGTCTCTTCCAACTGCTGGTAAAGGCAATTTGTGAAGTCATGGTTCAACAGCGAGTCCTCAACTTTGTCAACGCCCCAACTGCACTGTTCTAGTGTAGTGGCTGTGACCGTAACTTGAACATTGTCTTGCCGGATGGCTTGGTCCAAGCCCATCGAGGACTGCCTGATCCCGTTGTATCCCAGGTAGTGAACAATGAAGTAATGATCATTGGTGCCAGGTGTATGCGTGTCACCGTCGGTTACTTCGCCCAGGCCAACGGGCCAGTCAGACGCCACGCTTTCGAGCCTAGCTTTGATCTCAAGGAGAAGTGCGTTGATGCTCATTTGTCCGTCCATTCAGCCATGACTGCATCCATGCTCTTGAAGAAGAACTCCTGGGTCTTCTCAAACGCTGGCCTGAAGTGCGGGAAGGGTGGCTGGTTGTAGTTACGACCGAGGCTGTCCCGACCACTGAAACCATACTCAAGTCTCCAGGCTGCTGGATGGTCCGATGCAACGACCGCTACTTGCTGCCCCTGCTTACCACTAACAATCTTGGCTCCCCAGCTACTTCTGTATGCGTTGGTGATGACCCTCGGACCGGGCCTACCACTTGCGTTCTTTCTAACTGCTTCCAAGAGCATTAGAGAACTTTCCTGCGTGACCCGGTCTGTCTGCTTCATGAAGTCTTTGCGGGCTTTGTGGTCTAGCTTCTTCTTCCAGAGCCCCATCTCTCGGTCACCAAATGCAATGGATACGCCCAGAAAGTTCTTCCCGGCCATTAGGCATCCACCTGATAGTCCTGCAACACCGCTTGGATCTTGCGGCCAACAGAGTAAGTTCCGTGAACCTCTTGCTGCACGACCAAGACCTTGCCTTCAAGCTGAGGGCTGCGGGTACAGGTCGTAACGTGGATGATGTCCTTCTTGACAATACGACCGATCGCATCATTGCTTGGAATGCGTACGACGTATGGGGTTTCGTCACGGGTCTGACCGCCAACTTCAACGGCACGTTCCTCGACCCTACCGTTGCTGATCATTGCCTTGCCGGTGTAGACAACCGTGCTAGCGGCAGCATCGTAGGTTCCTGTTGCAGAGTTGAAAGTTGCAGTGCTGCCTGCTGACTCTCGCTCAATGCGAACAGCGTCAACCATGAGATCTTCAATCTGATTCTCTACTGGGTCAAGGTTGATCGCCATCGAGTGCTTCTTTCAGGAGTGCAACTACGTTTGCTACTAGATCCTCGGTGTCGCCCCACTCCATGCTACATGCTGCACTGTGAAGCCTGCTTGTGTCTAGAGCGTCAAGGAACTCAGAGCCGATGCCCTGTTGTACCATTGTTACATCAGATTGCAAGTTCAACTCGACATCCGGCTGCAACAAGATCGCCACCTGATTGAACTGTCCCTTAGTCAGCTCAATGTGGATACCCATGATCTTGCTGGTGATATCCTCGCCGTCGACGAGAACCTGGGCATCGTGCATACCGTGCCCGCTAGTAATTCTTACCTCAGTCATCGAGCAAGCTATCGAAGTCTGGAATCTCTTCGTACATGATGCCGTTGTCCTGTGGGTCTTCTTCGTTGGGCCAGGGCTTGTCATGAACGAAGTCGTTCATCAAGATGTCAACTGGAATGGGTCGTTCGCCGAATGCCTTGCAGAATGCAAAGCCGGTGAGCGTATTGATCGTGCTGAGGTGTGAGCAATTAGCGCACTGAAACACTGTGTAGGTTGTTGGCATTTTACAGATCCTCTCTTGGGATTGGTCGGATCCCGTCTCTGAACCCGGCGAGCAGTATCTCTAGGTCCCACTCCAGAATTTCTCCCGAACCAACAGCATCCTCATAGCCATCGTACAGCGCGACGACCGTCTGGTAAATGTAGCGAGCAATCGGCCTTGCCTTTTCACCTTTGATGGCACCTTCTGCAAAGGCCTCTGCGAAAGCTTCCTTCCAGCTCGCTGACGAGTAGGTGCTCTGATACTTACTCAGGAAACTGCGCACTAGGAACGTGAAGTCATCGCCGTACTTTCGGAACAATGCCTCACGGGCTGCACCCTTTGGGAAATTAGGGTGCTGAAGGATTGCATCGACCAAGATCTGTGCGGCAGGGTTCACAGTTCTCATGCGCTCAGGGTCACGAAGATCCCAACCACGCATGGGAAACCAGTAATCTGCCGAGTCGTCTCCCGGGCTGCCTACGACGTCACCCCTGAATGGGATACGGATCCCATTCTTCGCCCGGTAAACATCGTTGATCCAGTGATGAACTGTGTGCCCAAACTCGTGGAACTCAATGTGCTGTGCATTGTCGTTGGTTGAGTACCAACCAACCTTGAACATTCTCTTTACGTTGTCACGAGTCCTACTGTTGAAATACAGAATGCCATCAATGAACTTCTCCCCAAGGCTAAGTTCAATACCACTAGGGTCTACGTATCCAGGTGGCACGTAGTCAGCCGGTGCGAAAGCTGCATGAAACTCGCTACCCTTGATGAACACAGTCGACCTACCACCGAACTGAATCTGGGTAATGGTTGATGCGATACCAGGGAAGCGCTCCTCAAACTTTGCGAAAGCTTCCGCTAGCCGCTTCCTTGTCAGCGGGTCGACATTAGCTAGATCTACCTGGCGAGCCTGACCATAAGGCGTAACAGTCCGGATGCCTTCAGGGCTTACACCAATGGGTAGCCCAGCGTCATCCAGAGTCTCTACTGAACGAATGGTCTGAGCATCCAAACCCATGCGAAGCCTGAATGTACCATCGGTGACTTCCCAGGTCATGCGACGGTTCTGTGCTATGTAAGTCACCTTGTTGAGCAGTGTTACGAGTTCCTCAACTTTGCCCTCACCGATCAAAGGCTTGAGAACAGCCTCAACCCAGGACCGAGGGTCGCGGCTAGTGGTAATACCAGCCCGCCAGGCTGTGCGGAACACTTCTTTCCAGGACTCAGTGACCTTCTTGATATCTTCTGCGTTTGTGCCAGCCCTACCGTAGGCAGTCTCAATCAGTTCTCTGTAGACAGCAAACCAGCCCTGCGTATGCATGGGACTGGTTGCTTCTTCTAGCAATGGGGCAACCGTGAGCCCTTGGCCCTCGTAGTAGTCGGAGATCCTCTTGTAGATAACCTCTGCTTGATTGCTGATCCTGGCAAGTAGATCCTGCTTGCGCACCGGGTCAACATCCAGCCCGAACTTGAACCCGTTCCTAACAATCTTTAGCTCACGGAACTTCTGCTGCTCTGCGTAAGCCTGTGCAATCAAGTTGATTGCCTCTTCAGGATTTGGATTGGTGGTCATGGCACGCTGAGCCTGAGCCATGTATGTGGTGATTCTAGCAACCCTACGGTAGTCAGGACCGAAGTAAACTCGGAACGTCCTAGCCAACGCAGCAATCTCATCTGGCTTCAGGCTCAACGTCTTGCCGATACGCATCCAAGACCAGCCCATAGCCTTGAACTCTGCAAACGTAGACATGAACTGTGTTTGCCTAATCAGGTCGTTGATGCTTAGGTTCTGGTAAAGCAGAGCTAAGTCGTCAGCGTTCCTGAGAGGAACTACGTTTTCGCCGTTGATCTGATTGAGAACAGTCTTGAACCTAATACCAATGCGGTCAATCCCTGGGTTTAGTCCCGTGGGTAGATTGAACCCGCCGAGTTCATTGACGTTGGCCCAGCCGCCGGTGGCAATACTGATCTCTTGACTAATGCTGCGGATGCGGATACCATCCACAAAGTCAACTGCGTTCTGCTCACCTCTTGGAATCTCCAAGCCCGTTTCAGGATCAAACCGGCGCTGCATCATCACGTTGGCCTGGCCAGGAGCCAGCTTGCCACGGTTCAGGCGAGCTTCGTACCTGAGGGCACGAGCGCCAGGAATATCCTTAGGGATGACTCGCAGCACCGGCAGTGGTCGTTTCCAACCGTAGGCAGGGTCCCAGCGGAACCCTAGGCGCACCATACCCTGCGGGTTGATCGTGAAGTGATGCAGGATGCCTGGTCGGTAGCCCAACCAGCGAATCAGCTCCTGCCTGGTCTTCTTGCGAACAACCGCCGTGAAGATCGTATCCTTCTTGCCTTGCAGGTACTGCTGGAGGTCGTACTGGCTGCCGCCACGGGCAAGAACTTCTGCAATCAGGTTGCCACGATCTAGGTGACGCCACTTGTTAACAATGGTTGACTCTGCCCTGATGACGCGAGTGGTCCACGTATAGCGAGCGCCGAACAGGTCGGCACGGTTGAGGTAGCGACCCAGCCTTGGGAAACTGACCTCACCGCGAGAGACGATGCCCCGAGCATTGATGAAAGCCTGAACATTGTCGGCTGCGTCTGCTAGGTCTGCCAGTCTCTCGTTGATCTCTCGAGCCAGCTTGTTGGTAGTGTTCTCCTGAACAACGTCACGCAAGAACCTTGTGGCTATGCGTCCACGAACACGGTTGGCAATTCTCTGAGAGTTGCCACCAGGGTTGGCATTCGGCAGGTAGCGCTCAAGGAATCTTTCGTATGCTTCGCGCAAATCATCCCGAGAACCTGGCGGTTGGATTGCGTTCAACTGTTGCAGGATGTGACTGCCGTACTCCTGCTCGATTGAGTTCAGGATATTCAGTTCTCTGTGCGTGAGGTCAGCACGAATACTGATCTCTCGCAAGTAGTCAAAGTCACCAGCCACTTTCTGCAACTGGCGTGCGTTCAGATCCTCCCCGCCAGAGATGATAAAGCGCAGCCAATCATCCATTGATGACACTTCACCACTCTCAAGGAACTCATCGATCTGCGCTGAGGCAATGTCAAATAGCTCGTCTTCAGTTAGGGGCACCTCGGCAAGTGTCCGGCGCAGTAGATAGTCGTCAATGCGGTTCTGCATGTCGGACAAAGTCTTGACGCCTTGCCTGGCACCGTTGAACACAAACCTACGGAAGTCAGCGTCAAGAGCCAGGTCAAGCAGGATCTGGTTGGTGTTGATCTGCGCAATGTCGCGAGCCTGAGCAGCCGACAGCTCACTCTGAATACGATCTCTAATTGCTTGCAGCCTGCTAGACCGATTGTCTGGAGCAGGAAGGTCAGGGCGAGGAACAAACGTGCGGGTGCAGTTCGGGTGTGCTACAAGGTAGCGCTTGCAGTCATCCGCGTTGAGGATCTGGCCGTTGGCAATGTCACCGTCGTCATGGCTGGTCAGACCACATCCAGGTCCGTCTACAACTTCGAATGCACCAACGCCTTTGGTCTGGGCACCACGGATGACTCCCAAGTTGTAGCTGGACTGGGCTTCAGTTCGCACGACTGAGTCCATGTATTTGCCGTATGGCTGCCTGCGCCCATCTTTGTAAACGACAGCAAGCGCACGCTTGTTCCTGCTCTTCTCTGGGAACTGAGTCGCGTACTCTTTGTTCTTACGCCAGGAGCCACGAATGTTACGGCGTGCTTCTGTCTTCGCCCTCTCCATTGTCGTGCGGACACGGTTTCGCCTTCTGCGGAGTGCAGCTTTGTCAGCAGCAGTGAGAACGTAAGCGTTGTCGTCAGCGCCGGAAAGCATACCGGCCCTGAAGATATCTTCTAGGTCTCTATCAATGAACAGATCAATGTCTGCCTGGGTGCCGTTGATAGATCTAATCAACCGACCCTGCGTCGTGGCCCAGTTACGGTTCTTGCCACGGACAGATACCATCCGTGACATCTCAAACTCTGAGAACGCATCGATCTGGTAGAACCGGCGACGGATGCCTCGGGTGAAGATCTCTCCCTCAGACTCTTCGGGGTATGCCATGCGCTACCTCAGCGTCGGTCGTGTGATCCTCCGGACCTGTGCGCCGAGGGTAGTTGGCTCTTCAAGACCGGTCCCACCGTTGCTCTCGAAGTCCTTGATCTGCTGCCGCAGAGCACGGATGTTCTCCGTGTTGTTGATGGTGATGCCATCAATGACGATAACTGCCGAGCCGTCAGAAACGAACTCGGACAGTTGGTGGCGCAGCACCTCGAGGACTACTTCGTCAAAGTCCTCGAGGCGGTCGTACCGAGACTGAAGATCTGAAAGCAGAACCTCGTCACCAACGAAGGATCGGAGGACGGCTTCTTCACCTGCTGTAATGGTTGCCATTGCGCCCCCTCAGGGTTGAGGTCAGCCTTCGATACCTGCGGCACGCAGTGCATCTACGATTGACTGCTTGTTCTTGCCTTCAACTTCAACATCGTGCGCCTCAACCAGGGCACGCAGTTGCGAGACGGTCATGTCTTCAAGAGACCGGTCCTCGGGCTTCTCTTCCTGGATGGTCACCAGGCTGTCACCAGATGGAGCGGCAATGCCAGCTTCGGTGTTCCTAACGCAGGACTGGTGCAGCGGCTCGAGAGAGGCAAACTCCTCAGCGCTGATGACCGTACCAGCTACGACCTTACGAACTTTCCACACGGACGAGGGGTCAAGAACATTGAACTCTCGCTCTACAATGTAAGCCATTCTAATTACTCCTGGGGAATCAGTTGATGGTGGGGAGCGCCCACGAATGAACGCTCCCCACCATATCACCTATGACTACAGCACCGTGCAGTCAAACACCATGTCCGGGTTCGGCATGATGGGCAGGCCGACAGCCGTGCCCAAGACCGAAGTCTGCACCGGGTGGGTGTTCTGGAGCGTGGCAGCCACGACGCCTGCGGCATCAGCGCTGTCCACAATGCCGAGGTCGCTGGCGAGCATCGCCTCGGCGGTGACACCCATACGGGTCTCACCGAGCTGGGTGTACGACGGCGGCGCGAAGAACAGCTTGTTCTTCGGCAGGACGCGAACCTGCGAGCCGTTCACACGCACCTTGCTGTCAAGCATGACCAGCGGGGGCAGATCGTTGTCTGCCATCACGCCATTGAGCTCAGCAATGTTCAGTCGGCTCGGCGTGGTGCCGTTGGCCGCTGCGTAGTTGAGGAACTCAGTGTTGGTCATGAGTGCGTTACGAATGGAACGGTTGATGATGATAGCGCCAGGCTCCTCACCGTTCTCATCGTCGTAGTCCTCGACCCACTCAAGCAGTTCGCTGAGGGCCGGGGCTGCTGCGTCGGTCCAGACGGTAGCACGAGTCTTCGAGCTACCGGCCTTACGACCAAAGTCAGCGGTAAGGGCGAGACCGTTCTCGTTGATGGTCAGCGAGCCGCTGTCCATCAACTCGCCGATGCCCAGAGCAAGACGGACGTAGACCGAGCGAACCATGCGCTCAGCGTCCGCGTAGATCTGGTTGATCAACGGGTCGTCGTTACCGGTGTCAAGAATCCGCTTGCGGATGTGCTCTTCCTCCGTCAGAGGGATCTGACGGCTGATCGGCCCAAGCTCACCCTCGATGCGGGTCGTACCCTGACGACCGGTCATGGGAGCAGGAGTGTCCCATGCACGGTAGACAGCGGCATCCACATCAAGAAGATCGCCCTTACGGATTCGGAACTCAATCTCGTCCGTGGTCACTGGCGGGAGCCAGGTGAAGTACGGGGAGAGCTGCGCATCAGTGCGCGTCAGCTCGTTCGCGTACTCACGAACGTAGGTGATGAGTTCGACGGGATCGACAAGATCCCAGACAAGCTGTTCACCAGCCATTGTTCACTTCCTTCCTATCAGACCGCGTAGCCGAGGCCAGAGTCGCCCTGCTCATCAAGATCAGAGGACTGCACGAAACGGATACTGGTATGGGCGTCCCGAGTGGTATCGTCGAGGAAGCCAGGGTCGTTGTCAACGCCGAGACCGTGAACCGGGGTACGGTCCTGGATGACTTCGCCTTCCCAAAGGAGGGTGGCAGCCATGTCAGTACCGCTGGTAAAGGTGTCGTTGTCAGATTCGACAGCGCTGAACAGGTAACCGGCGAGCACCTCGGTGCCGTCGGTCTGGTCGTTGTCGTACGGACCGTACTTGCCGGACGCAGTGATGCGACCGAGCGGAACACCGCTGTGCAGAACACGGCCTTCGACAGCGCCGCTGCCGTCGGCAAACACATCGCCCGTGAAGGTCGACATGTCAAGCGTGATGGTCTGAGTGGTGTTCCATCCCTTGGTGGTCCGGCACCACTTGCGGTCGTCATCGACGACAGTAAGCTCAGTCCGGATGGAGGGGTTGAAGCCCATGTTTCTACTCCTTACAGTAGGGGCCTAATGGATCAGGATGCCTGGTCTTGGAACATCTGAGGATGACGTTGACGCAGCCGTTCGCGAGCCCGGTCCTGAGGGCTCTGGCCGGTCGTCTTCTTCTTCGGTCCCTTGCCAGTTTCGCTATCCGGATTACCACCGGTATCGCCGTCCGCTTGGTCGGTGCCACCCGACTGTTCGAACAGAGCAGGAAACTTCTCTTTCATAGCTGTAATGGCTTCACCCAACTCTTCGGTGTTGGCACCCACATTAGCCTTCACCATCGGAATTAGATCCATCACATGTTCGGTGCCGGACCCGGCTTGGAGGAGGGCCATCATTACGTTCGCCTCGTGGCGAGCCGCTTCTGCCTCTCGAAATGCTGCGCTGGCATTAGCCTCAGCCTTTGCAGCACCCTCTTGCGCCCTGGTCAGCTCGCTCTTGTCAGCTTCTTCCTGTTCTCGGCGAGCCTCGACGATGGCATGAAGATCTTCAGCGGACTCAACGCCCAGGGACTCCAGCAGCTCACGCTGACCGGCGGCTTTCCCTTGACGGCGTTCTTTAGTACCCACTCGGTTGAGATCGTCCTGAGTGAACGACTTGCCAGTTGAGTCCTCTAGGGTTGACTCGGCGTCGTCGTTACTTTCAATCTCTTCTGCCATTGGTTTCCTGCTTTCTAATCTCGTCCCCATTACGGGGTGATCCGGGAAGTCCCCGGTAGCAGCAGGATAACACGAAGTCAACTATAAGATGCAAGCATCATCTAGATAAATAGATCAGTGTCCTCTTCTGGGGCTTCGGGCTGAGTACCCACAAGCTCCTGGGTTGCCTGATCTTCGTAGCCAAGTAGACGCCTACCAGCATTGATGTCACCGGTGGTTTGGATAAGCGTGAGAGCGTCGTCATACTGACGCTTCTCAATCCTACGGATCTCAGCTTGCACATCGTCAACTGGAACACCAGCCTCATGCAGCATGGACACTGCTGTCTCAAGCGACATCGGGTTGAGCTTAGCGTTCATCGCCTCGACGACCATCTTGATGGTTTCCATGCGGTCTGCTGGCAAGTAGCTACCGAAGTTGACTGTGGCCATGACATCACTGTTGACGCTGGAGTCTTCGTTGGCGTACATGCGCAGAACCATCTTGAGCAGTAGCGCATACTTCACACTGCGGATGCGACGCATCTCCGTGATCATGCCGCTGTGCGGTGCAAAGCTCAGCCAGAGAGCAATGCCACTTGGAACATCGCTGGGCTTGACCCGGCCAAGCATTGACTCTGGAACTTTGCTGTTGATGCTCAGCCGCTCAAGCAGTTCGTTCTTATAATCAGCAAGAGCACGAAGACCACTACTGGTGTCGATGGTAGCCATCGTTCCGTCGCCGAGCTGATACAAACTGCCGGGGCCATAGGTTCCGATATCACCATCGCCGAACTGCGCCCCAGAGACGGCGATCGGGGGAGTACCGGCTACAGCCCCGGCAGCCTGTAGATCAGTGTCGGTTGCCTGCAAGTCATCAAGGATCTGCATGACCGGACCCAAGCAACTGTGCGACCAGTTGTATTGTCCTGGGTCAAAGTTCGGGAAGTAGACAACCGGGATGAAGTCAATGTTCAGGTCCAGGTCTGCTACCCGGTAATCACCAGAGGCTTCGTCAAGGTCGTAGATGCCTGTGCTCTGCTTGCCGCCGCTGATCATCCAGTTGCCATCATCCATGAAGCAAGTCATGGGGCTGTTTGGATCTTCGGGATCACGCCTGCGCAGCTCGTAAGTAATGCGACGCACAAACACATCAGTGCGGCTGGTGGTTACTTCACGCTCCCACTCGTAGGCAATGTGAACCTTCTCGGGGAACTCCTGACTGAAGCCCTCGCTGTCAGATCCGTCATCACTCCACACCGGGAAGTAGAAGCCCGGATCCCAGACGTTCATGACTGGCCGATCCTTGCGGCTGGACCAGCCCAGAGTCACGACGCTGTCACCGAGCTTGATTGACTGGTTCTCGTTCTCGACAACCTTCATGTCGAAGTGCTCTGCTTCTGCCCACTCTTCAAGTAGCAGCAGTGCGTCGTACTCAGGTGAGGCTACCGGTTCTACAGATTGATCTTCTGTTCGGTCTTGAACTGGTTCCTGTGCGCCAGGAACGTGAATACCAAAGCCGCTCCCCAGCACAGAGGCACGGATTTGATCAATAAGGATACTCGGGTCGCCATATTCACGCCTATTGCTCTTGTCGTTGTCGGTTGCGTTCGTGTTCAACCAAGCACGCGACATGTTCATGACGTAGGACTCAAGCATGATGTATGCCTGCAACCGCCTACGGTCTTGATAGTCGTCAACCCAGTTCGGGGCCGCCCAAGCTCGGGCGTTCGTCATGTCACTGAAGCGCCCCTTGAAGGAGTAGTAACTCCAGGGGTCAACGATCAGGTTGTCAACTTCACGATGCATTACGCCTCAGTATCCTTGCGCTGTTCTAGAAACTTGTGTCCGCTCATGATCATCATCATCAAGACCGCGCCTGTCTTGCTTGCTTCCTGCAACACGGCAGGATCCATTGCAGCTTGCAGGTCACCTAAGTTGTGAGCAATCGCACATGCGATTGTCCCGTTACCAAACCAAAGAGCACCTTGTTCCGCTTGCTTCTTCACTACCCACCCCAATCACCACTTGACCTTGTTGGCCCAGTACGCCGCTGACATCTTACCCTTTGAGATGCTCTTAGCGTGACGAGCCTTGAAGGACCGACGACGGGCCTTCTCGGCTTCAGTTCTTGGGTTCTTACCTGCTCCCTTGACGCCCTGCTGCCCAAACCTAATCAGCTTGACCTGGTCGCCTTCCTTGGCAACTACGACGTGAGACTTTGTTGGATGGTTGGGCGTGCGCTTGGGCTTGTTATAGCCAGAAACTCCAGCACGCTCGAGTCGCGGATCCTTCTTAGGTGGCAATGGAGTTTCCTTTCGGGATCATCGGCGACCGGCCAGGCGCTGATCGTGCAGTTTCTGCTGCCGCATCTCTACGGAGCCTACCAGCAAATCTGTGATAGCCCAGACCAAAGCATCCATTCTGTCAGGACTGACCTCTGGTGGTTCGAATGGATCGAACTGTAGCATCTGATCTTCTAGCTCGTTAAAGGTTCCAACATGATGCACTCTGCCTCGCTCATATTGCAAGGCAACCGGTTCTGCTCGCTGCGCCTTGCCACGGGTTGCGCTCACTACCTTAACAGGAACTGAGTTGTCGATGCTGTGAATAGTGTATTTGACCATGTCGCCGCCCTGGTTCTTCTCAGCGACGATGTAGTTAGCACCGTAGTCGTAGTAAGCACGAACGGCCTTGGTAGCCCAGACATCTGGCGTACCGCTGATTGACTCGTCGCCGAACACAAAGGCGTGAGGGCGGCTGTCGTTCTTCCAATGGTTGATCTTGCCAGCAACAACGATGCCAGTCTCTGCGCCTGTGCTCTGTGCCTGGGGGTCAACCGCTACGACCACGGCATCGCAGTCAGACTCGTTCGGACCTTGCGCGAACGTGTGGCGGTTGCCGTCAATGAACTCAGTTGCCCACAGTGCGTTCTCAATGTCAAGCAGTAGTTCACCGGCAAGCTCCTGCCGTCCAAGACGCGTACCTTCGTAGTCTGCATACAGCATCTCACGAACACGCTTGTCCAGGTGAGTGTTGGCGCTGGTGGGCGCGTGGGTCATCACGTACTCTGGGTCTTCGATGCCAAGCTCACGAGCCTGATTGGCTTTGTCAAAGATGTCGCGGATGACAGTTCGTGGCTTGGGCGTCGTGGTGATGAGTGCGTGTGGCCAGAGTCCGGTACGCAAGCCGTAGCGGATCTGCTGCCAAGACTCTTCTAGATATCTCCAAGCAGCCATCTCTTCTGCCCATACAAAAGTTCTGTTACCACCAGCACGGAAGCGCTCAACATCTTCAGGGCTGTGCGCTCCGAACAACTTAGCCTCTACACCGTTTGACCAACGGCAGACCGTACCGCCAGCCTGCTGTAGAACCTTGATGCCAGGATCCCACTTGCGCAAACCACTCGGGCCGTTGACGCAACTTGTAACAGCATCGCCTAGGGTAGGACCAACAATACTGATCCAATGTCCACCGGGCACGCCTTCGACCATCGGCGGGCCATGAACAAGTTCATGCAGGTAGCGGGCAGCAGTAGCTGTCTTGCCTGCACCACGACCGCCCATCAGTGCCCAAGCAAACCAGCGCCCTGGAGGTGGAACCTGATGCGGCAGAGGTTCCCAGTTGTCATCGGGCGGGTCGAGAATATCTGCGACCGTGTCAAAGACACTCAGGTCTAGATCCATGCTACTCCCAGGCAGCTACTTCCTCAGACAACCCGAGCAGGATTGCAGACAGCTCCTGACTGCTGATGCCACCCTTGCCTGAGTCTTCGACCTTTGCTGTCAGCTCGTTGAGCTTGCGGATCACGTTGTTAATGCCCTCGGTTACTTTGGCAACCTCGGTGGTGCCTCGGCATTGAACAACCGGGTCGCACTTGCAGTTCTGACCAACGGGCCGCTCACGGTAAGGCACCTCCCAGAACTTGTCGTCAAAGTCTTTGACCTCAACCCCCGAGTCTTGCAACCCACCGGCAGCATCGGCAGTTGCCCGGAGTGCTCGGATCTGAGCGACGTTGCACGGAACAACGGTGATGTGGTCAGACCACAGCTTGACCGAAGCCTGCGTGATGTAGCGGAAGCAACCTGCGTAGCTGAGCCAAGCGTGCTTGTTGCCGTTAGAAGTGCATTCGAAAAGCATGGTGTCTCCGGCCTGTTTCGGTGCTGGTTTGGATTGTTGTTCCGGTGCCCCAGCAACAGCTAGCAAAGCTGCCACGTGAGCATCGGCCATCTTGTCAATGGTTCCTAGGCTCCAGGCCCAGGCGGCATCTTCGGGGTTGGTTGCAAAGTAGTGTTCGCAAAGCATACATATCTCTGCGGGTGTAGCGATGCCTGCCTTGACTCGGCTATCACGCCAAGCGTAGAACCCTGTGCTAACAGAGCTTACGTAGTTGGGCCTGCGGAAGCCGCCAGGGTATCCGGCGATCTTCTGATGTGCCGCTTGCCAAGCCTGACCCCACTGCGGAGTGACGTCGGTGTCACGGGGCGGGTAGAAGAAGCTAGCACCACGGGCGCTCTTGTTACTGCTGCCATCAGCATGAAGTGCCAGGAAGAACTTTGTGTTTGGGTACTTGCGTCCTGGCGGGTCAGCATCTACCAAGTGAACTTCCCAGCCAATATCGCGGAGCTTGTTCGTCAGCGAGACGCCCAGAGCGTTGGTGAACTCTTGCTCACGAACGGTGCCGGTGCTGCCGCGCTTACGAAAGCAGTGCCCCCGCTGAATAGTGATGCTGTGCTCACCAGGCATATCAAGTTTCTCCGAGTACGAGCTGTACGAACTCTGCGTGTCGACGAGCCTTAAGTTTGTCAACCAAAGCGTAGCTAACTTCTTCATCGCTGAGAGCAATCGGCTCATCACTCTCTAGATCCCTGTCAAAGTCGTCTGGGTGCCCGTCATGCTCAAAGAGTTCCTGCTGCCAAGTGTGATTCTGTGCGTCTGCCATGCCACAGGCTACCTCATCCGTCAAGCTCTTCACCGGTTACCTCAATGCCTTCGAACATGTTGCCTGCGGTAGTGCGCGCCTCAAGTTCAAGTGCGTCAGTCTGGATAAGTTCACGAATGATCTTCGGTGCTACCAAGCGCTGAGCCGGAGTGAAGTTCATCTCATTGTGCATCAGGAATGCCTTGAAGATCATGGCCATCTGGCGGGCCTGCTCTTCCATGACGCGCACACGACGCTCGCTCACACCTGCACTGATGGCAGCCTGGCTAGCTCGAACCAAATGCTTGCGCTCTTCTTGGTAGATCTGCAACCAGACACTCGGGGCAAGTCCGAGGGTAGGGCTCCACTGCGCCAATGCGTTCTCACTACCGCCAGGCTCTTCACGACTCTCGGCTGCTTCGCCAAAGCTGTTGATGAGTTGGCGCATCCACTCTACGTGTCCAGCCGTGCGCTGCACTTCCAGCAGCAAGGCTTCCTGCGGGTCGATATCTACTGGGTCTCCGTATGTGCTCACAATGTATTCCCTGAAGAGTTTGTCGACGTGGGCCTGTCTGGTTCCGCTGTGATACTTGCAGAATCCAACGCCTGGATTAGCTGTTCCATAGCCTTTCGGTTTTCTGCACTGTGTGCCATATCTGCTAGTACCTTCGCAGCGTTGTTCAGGTGGCAGTAGTGGTCGGTTAAGCAAATGCTCTGGCAGTTGATATTCGAATCGTTCTTCATCGCTCAGTTTCACCACTTCCCGTGCCGTAGGTTTGGGAGACTTGCTTGCCTTCCCAACGCCTAAAGGCTTGGTTTGCTGTTCTTGGTTTGTAGAGGATTCCCGTCGGTCCCTCGGCTTCGGCATGTTGCCTCCGGTACTGAGCTAGCGTGTAGACGTTTGCAAATGCTGGAATGTCACCCTCAAGACAGGCAACGAACAGCGCCTGCCTGTCGGGGTACTCTTCTTCGTATTCCCATTCGAGCCAGTCTTCCCAGCTACCCCGGTAGACCTGCCTAGACTTCGGCGCACGCTCTAGCTTGTTCAAGCGTGAGTGGTAAGGATTGACACAGAACTGGCAATCCTCGTTGCGGATGCAACTCGTCTGAATCTGCCAGCCCTGCCAGGCCGGGTTGGGTTCAGTCCACTGCATTGTCATGTAGAACGCAGGATACCCCTGAGTGTGAACATCTGGGTTCTTGGGCAGGCAGGTATCTACGCCCTCTGCAAAGATCGCATAAGCACGGTCTGGATCTACTACATGGTTCAAGAAGAAACTAAGCGGAGAGTTGAGTGGACTACCCATACATTTCCTTTCGGATCGTAGACCGATGTTGAATCCAGTCTGGGCTAACTGGTGAGTTCATGTATACCCAATCTCCAGAGGCTGTGCGTTCACCATGCTGAGATCGCATCTCGCTGAGGACTTCTTGGTCGCTCATGCCGTGGGCATACATGTGCATCATTGGCAGGCGGGCAGGCCCAACAATCTCAGGGTGAACCATCGGCACCTGACTAGACCAACGCACCTTGGGCACCTTGAGCCTGCCGCCACGGAAGTTACTGTTGATGCGCGTCAGGTTGTCCACATCAGGCTCTCCCTTGAACATCCGGATCGACTTGACTCGGTAGCGAGCGGCCATGCTGTTGCTTGGATTGTATTTCTGGTTTGACCACTCTGGATTGGCAAAGGGCTGCCACATACTTGTGAAGTGGTCTTGCACCGGGGCGATGCGCACAGACATCGACTTAGGATCAATCATATCCTGAGATGTTGGCGTGAGCAGATCAAGTTCCCGTTGGCTGACGCATAGCCGCATGGGCCTGGGCACCACAAAGATCTTCTTGCCAACCCACTGTTCTTCTTGGCCACGGGCGGTGTCGTCTACGTAACCGAGCGCACGCTCACCGGTCAGCGGGCCTATGCGACTACGCCACCCGTAAGCGCTGCTGGGTAAACGCTTGACGCTGCCGAAGTATTTCTGCTGAAGGTTGTAATCGTGGATTGCACCTCGGTAGCGCTCAACGATGCGTTTAGCGTTGTCACGCTCTTGGCACCATTGCTGGTAGTTGAACTTGTGGCGGTCGTCCAGGATGTTGAAGTAAAGCACCCTGTGAACCTTCAGTCGCTCTCCTTTCCACATGACAGGGCTGGACATTCTGCTGGCCGCAGTTCTGGTGCTTGTTGAAGAACCACTGTTAGTGGTGTGAGTTCCGCTAATGGTTGCGACGGGCCAACCGTCGTCCCAATGCGGTATGTCAACCCGGCCACTACGGAACAACATCTCAATTACTGAGCAGTTCCAATTAGGCATCTTCGTCATCCCAGAAGATGTTGCTGGGCTCTTCCTCGACGGGCACGTTGTAAGCGTTACCCCAGATGTCCATGAGCTTCTTGTTCTGGGTCGCCTCCTGGCGCTCCTCGTGATACATGTGCCACATCTTGAACTCTGTCTCCATGATCCTGATGATCTCCTTCATGAGGACACCCAAGAACAGGCCAAGAACAAACGTGATCAATGTCATAACTTTCTCCTAACTAAGTTACACTCAGCGTATACCCGGGAGACTGTGTACCACAACCCCCGGTCCCTTCACACCCCCGCCCCAATGCTCAGGCAGAATGTCTTATTTTCCGCGTAAGCGCGCGGGAGTTGGTAAACTACACTCAGCGTATACACGACAGACTGTGTGAATGTAGTGGAGTTAGGGAGTGCAATTCTCCCCAAGAGTGATTCTGTGTATACACTGAGTGTAAGATAGAAGAGGAGATCTTATGAGTAAGTGGGCTGTGATTGGTGTTGACGCAGGCGTCAGTACCGGACTGGCACTCAGGGTGCAGGGTGATGAGAACGTACACACCGCAACGGTGTTGTTCCCCAAGGACTTCTCCACCACAGGCCAAGCTAGAACTTGCGTCCGTAGTTTGGACTACATCCAGGAATGGATTGACGACAGGATCAGTATCAACATGAACTTGTTGTTCAGCGTAGAACTGTTCCGGCAGTATGCGGGCAGCGTGAGCGCGACTTCCGCCACAACGAGTGCACAGTGGATCCACGCACAGATGGTTGCGTACTACACCCGCGAGTATGAGGACCGAGCACACTGGTGCAGGTTCACTGCTGGAACCGCCAAGAGTAGCGTTACCGATCAGCGATTGAAGGATCGTGGCCTGTGGATTGCAGGTAACGATCAGCGCCATGTGCGTGACGCTTTGCGTGTAATGGTACTCGGTGAAAAGAAGCTCTAGTTCCTAATGCAGTCAAACTGAGTTCCTGTTTGCTACTTGGAGATCCTGTGCGGTCGGTGGCAGAGAAGGGGGCGAAGTTGGGCGAGATCTCGGCTTGATCAGGCAGACGGCACGTCGGCCCATGTCAAATGTTGCGGTTGTGTGTCGATGTCGTTACGGAGGTTGCCCTTCGGTGCCCTAGGGGGTAGACTCGGGGTACCCCCGAGGGGGCGCGGTTACTTGACAACAGCAGAGACACGAGGCTCCGGTGGCGCGATGCGCCCGCTGCGAGCGACCCGCACAAGTTGCGGGTCACTGGCACCGAGTGCATCGCATTCGGCCGCTGACCAGACTTCCTGGTCACCGGAGCAACCTGAGGATAGAATCATGGAATTCTACCTGTCCACCCGCTACGAGCTCAGCGAGCTCGAGGCGGTCAACGAGCTGGTCCTCTCCGGCGTCACCCTCGAGGTGGCCCGCAAGGAGATCGGGATCAGCTACTCCCCAGCCTGGCAGTTCGTCACCTGGAGCGCGAAGGTCGCCGACGGCAACGTCGACGATCACCGCGGCCTCCCGCAGGACGTGATCAACTCCACGGTCGCCCGACTCCGCAAGGACGGGCAATCGTGGGGCGACATCGCGACCACGATCTGCATCTCCGAGTCCGCCGTCCGGCGGGCCTACGAGCAGGCAACGAACATCCAAGCCACCGGAACCCGGACTGGCAAGGGTGGTCGCTTCTGGGGAGACGACGAGGGTCAGGAACTCTACGCGAACGAGCGACAGGGGACGGGAGTCAGCGTGACGCCCGGAACCAACCTCACCTCCGCGAAGAGCGCCATCATGGATCCCGCCAACATGAGCATCCCGCTCCTGAAGGCGAGCATCCGAGCCCTCTCCGACGGCGACGTCAAGCTCCCCCGTAAGAAGGACGAGCTGATCAAGCTCTACGCGAGCCTGACCGACTGAGCCCAGGAAGCACCGCTACCGGAGCCTCACCCCCAGGGACCCCGGCGACTCAACATCGCCGGGGTCCCTACCCCTACCATCTACGAAAGGCAACTTCATGAAGAAGCTCCACCTGAAACTGATGGCCTCCCAAGTCGCCGGCTACCTGACGGCGAGCCTTGTGAGCAGCGTCCTCCGCAAGAAGCTCAAGGAGAAGGGAATCATCGAGTGAGACTGACCCCGGCGTCCGAGTGGCGACCGGGGTCTTTCTTTGCCCCGGTTCGAACATGACAGAACCAACACCCCCGAAGGGCAGAACCCCCGAAAGGCAGAACCCTAGAAGGGAGACGTCCCTTCGGGGCTCGTTTTGACAGAACCAACCCGTCAGAACTTGCCCTGAAATGGAACCAATGAAAGGAGGCCCTTCGGGGTCCGACTTTGTCAGAACCGAACGACAGAACCCCCGAACCCATAACTGCCCGAAGGGCAGAACCAAGCTGTCCTACCGGAACAGGCGAACGCGGTGAGTTGCCGCGGAGTGCCCTATCTGGTAGGCTCTCAGTGGGCGCGCAGTGCGCCCCTGATCCACTACACGAAAGGCAACGAAGTGGAATTCTACCTGAACACCAAATATGACGAGGGAACGCTGAACAGCATCCTCGAAGCCGTCCTGGACGGAACCCCACTCGCCGAAGCCCACAAGGCCGAAGGCGTCAGCTACAGCCCGGCATGGCAGTTCGTCACGTGGGCCATCAAGGCCCTGAACGGCGAGTGCAACGACATGCGCGGAATGCCCGAAGCGACCCAGTCGGTCGCGGTCACCGAACTCCGCGACTTGAAGCAGTCCTGGGGCGAGATCGCCACGACCCTGTGCCTGAACGAGTCGTACTGCCGGAAGCTGTTCGAGCGCTACACGAACGTCCAGTCGGTCGGCACGCGAACCGGAAAGGGCGGCCGGTTCTGGGGCGACGAACAGGGCGCCGAGCTGTACGCAGCCGAACGGCAGGGCACCGGAGTGGAAGTGGTCCCCGGCACGAAGTTGGATTCGGCGGTCGCGCAGGTGGCCGATCCGTCCAACATGTCCATGCCGCTTCTCCGTGCGGCGATCCGCTCCATGGGCCACGAAGGCGCCATGCCGAAGGGCAAGGCGAACCTCGTCAAGCTCTACACCGAGCTGAAGAGCTAGTTCCAACCCACAACTGATCCGGGCGAACAGCCCCACTGGCTTCGGCTGGTGGGGCTTTCGTCTGCCCGTGGTTCGGTCAGGCAGAAATGGAACCGATGAACGGACGAACACAATCACCGGATTCCCTTCAAGGGTTCGTTGGTTCGCTTCCCTGGGCAAGAACACGAACGCCAGAACCGACGAATGACAGAACTCACGAACACCAGAACTCCCGAAGGGCAGAAGTCAAGAACTAACGAACACCAGAACTCAAGAACAGAGGGGGATCCCCCGGATATCTCGGTGGAACCCTGGACCTCCTCCTCTCATGAATTATGGAACCCCTCCCTATAGGCCGAAGCCCCATTGTGCCCCAGGGGAACTCCCGAACCCGTGAAATTTTACAGAAGCATCCCGCCCTTCAAGTGACTGGCGCAACGTGCCCCAGTGCGGTATACTCTCAGTGGCGCACATAGCCCCGCTGGAACCACCCGAACGCAGCGGCTTTGATACTTGAAAACTGAATAGACGAAGTTGGTTCTGACATTGCCTGCTGGCAACAGCCGGTTCCATGCTGCCGTGCTGGCAGTCTGGTTCCGGGTGCTTCCAGCACCCAAGGCAACTAAGGAGAGAACCTTGTTCTACGACAACCCCAAACTTCGAGGCTGGATCTACACGATCGTGATATTTGCAGCCTTGTTCGTAGTATTCTCCATCTGGCCTGACTGCCCGAACGGCAGTTGCGCCTAACAAGAAAGGCAACCACCGTGTTCGACGAACACTTTGAACCACCCCACCACCTCAGCTTCTACGCTCCGTGCTTCGCTTGTGGTGCGACCTGGAAATACATGCCGGGATCGCGGACCCACGAGATGGATCACCAGGCAGGCTGCGACTGGCTGATCCAGCAAGACGCAGACGAAAGCTACGAATCTGCGGTGACGGTTCCCCCAGCTACCTGATGTAGCCGATTGCGCATCGCCTGTTCCTCAGGGGGCGGTGCGCTTTCGAGTACCGCAGGTACTAGAAAGGCAATAATGAAGATCAACATCAATACGCATGGCTGCTTCCCTAGCGAGAAGCTGCACTTGCTTCACATTGCAGCAGTCGTTATGAACAACGATCGCCTCGATGATTTCGCGTGGCTTGAAAACAGCGACGACGATCTCGTTGTTGAGATCGACCGTCCGACTGCCCAAGAAATCCGCGAGATCGACCCACCGAACTCCATCAGCTCCCTTGCTGGCGTTGTCCGAGTTCCTCGCGAGAACTACGCCGAGCCGTGGTTCCGCACGATCGACCGGGACGTCCCCACGTACTTCCCCGTCGTGTTGATCAAGTGAGGTGAACATGCACAACTGAACCATCCTGCTAGTTGGATCTAGCCCATTGGATCCAGGGTTTCCTCCTTGCCCTGGATCCTTTGGAGTAGATCCACCTCCGGGTCTACCACTAGGAAAGGCAACTTCCAATGAATCAACATCCGTTCCCGAACTGCATCCATGGCGTCTACGTCGGTGGATGCGGGATCGACTACATGTGCCACGACTGCGAGATGGGCACGCAAGAAGTCAGCCCGAACGACGCGTTCGTCTGGGCCAAGCGTGCCTGGGTTCGCGACATGAACGCCAAGGTCAAGGACATGATGCTTCTGACGAAGCTTCATGACATTCGCACCGACGAGGGTCAGCCCCGATGGACCGAAAACACCAGCGATGGTTTCAACAAGGTCCTGAACGAGACGACCCGGATCTGTGACAATGTTGCTCCTCGCGACCTTCGTGCAGCCATGTCGTACCTCGCCGAAGCGACCCGCTGGGCCGAAGACGCCGACGATGCCGACTGGATCTATCGTCGGTACGACGCCTGGGTCGCCGAACACGACGCACTCAGCGGCGAAGACCAGTTCGCCAACCTCCCGGACCACGTTCTCGACGGCTCGTACTGAGCCAAGAAAGGCAAACATGACCCACTTCAACAACCTGATGATTCCCATCGCCTGGCCGGTCTTCGACTCCATCCAGTTGCTGCGAACAGATCCCGAGTCTGACTTCCACCTCGAGGAGATCCACCTTCTCACGGATGTCTGCCGCGACTGCGAAGGCAGCGGAATCACCTGGGACGGCATCGTTCTGTACCCTCAAGACTTTGACGAAGATCCCGATCTTCACAACTCAGTCATGGAAGGTGCGTTCGACAAGCCCTGCCCAGAATGCCGTGGAAACAAGGTAGTTCGCTACCCGGACCACAACGTCCGAACCCGCAGCATCGAACTGCTCGAGCAGGCTCTCGACGATCGGCTCCAGTATGAACTGGAGCGTGACGCAGAACGCCGAGCAGGCTGCTAGCGAACGCAGCGCCAACTTCGTCTATTCAACGACCCCGGTTCGTTCTGGGCCGGGGTCGTTCTATGCCCTACGTTCGCTGTGACAGAACTGCTTTCGTCAAAAGTTCTAGTCGCAGATTTTATTTCGACCGAGTTCGCTCTAGCAGAAGTGGCTCGGTTCACGACTTGCGGCACATTGCGTCAATGTGCTATACTCTGTTTCCCCTCCGCTAATAGTTAGGAACCTATCAATGCAAACCTTCCTCCCGCACGCTGACTTCTTCGAAAGTGCAGCAGTGCTTGATCGCCAACGGCTCGGCAAACAACGAGTCGAAGGTGTCCAGATCATGAACGCGCTTCTTGATCCCGATCCCCAGTCGCCTTCCGGCTGGTCCAACCACCCAGCCACACGAATGTGGCGTGGCTACGAACCCTCGTTGTTCTGGTACGTTTCCGCGATGTGCGACGAGTGGGAACGTCGCGGCTACGACAACACGAAGTGCAGCGAGTGGCTGCACCGATTCGACGCCATCTTGCAGCACCAGGGTCGCTTCAGCTTTGCCGCCGAAGATCCGTGGTGGCTCGGCGAACCCAAGTTCCACGAGTCGCATCGGCTCAAGCTGATGTGGAAGCTGCCCGACCACTACGATCCGTTCTTCGACGAGCCGTGTCCTGCGCCCGATCAGGAGCCAAGCTACTGGTGGCCGAACATGGACGACCAGACCTTCTACCAAGGATAGGAAATATGAAACAACCATTGATTCAATACTCAGCGGATCACTCGATGATCCAACAGCGCCAGATGCTGAACCTGGCAGAGCACGTCATGCTAGAGAACGCAGGGCGAGCCGATGGCAAGTCGTTCCGGATCACCATCGGTGACGGTGGAACCAAGCTCTGGATGGACAAGTTCGACTCCTACATGCGCTTCACCCGAATCGGTGTGGTCTGGTATCAGAACGAGTCGCACGACTGGTCGCTCGAATACTACGTCGGTCCCGATGGCGCGTTCTTCAGCGAAGACGAGCTGCGAGAGATGGAAGAACGTGGCATCATCCTCTGCCACTTCTGTCACAGCACGCTGGAGGTGCGTGAAGGCTGGGTTCCAGACACGGGCAACTACTCCGAACGCTGGCTGCCCGATGCCGATCCGGACATGTGCGAGATCGCTCACCCAGCAGCCGACCGAACCGCCTACGCGCATCACGAGTGCCTTCGATTGCACGATCCAGACAAGAACTGGTCACTCGCATGAGGCAGAAGATGATCAACTCAAGAATGGTGCCCGTCGAAAAGATGAGCCGCTTCGAGATTGAGCTGGCTGTGCGCATCGCAGATCTTGCCGGTTTCGAAATGGATGGCATCACCGGATACTACCTTCGAAACAACAACGTGAATCTGTTTGAGATTGAAGATGGCGACGACACCTATTGGATCGAGCTGAGCTACCTTCACCTAGTGGATCTGCAAATCGAGCAGGCTTATGCAGAAGGTGTTGCAGGAATTGACTACGATCCGGCTTCGTGCCCATCGTGCGATCAGTCCGACTGTGACTTCCCGCCAGAATGCCAGAAGGCAGTAGGAACCATGCCATCGAGAGCGTATCCACATCACGACGAAGAGGACTGAACCACGTTTGCGCAACGTGGCGCATTGTGGTATACTCGTATATCTACCAGCTACCATCTACGAAAGGCAATGAGGTGGAAGACAAGATACTTCGCAAAGTCAAGGGTCTGCTTGACAAAGCGAACAACACCAAGAACCCGCATGAGAAAGACATCTTCTTCAACAAGGCTGAGGAACTCATGCGCAAGCACACGATCGAGCTGTTTATGCTCGAAGCGTTGGAGGACGGCAAGGGTCGCGAACCTGAGCTACGGAACATCTCGTTCCCGCTAGTCGAGTACGACTTCGACTTCAACGACAACCTGTATTCGCTGTTCAGTACGCTTGCGATGCACATCGGCGTCAGGCCAGCTCCGTTCACGCACCAGAAGGACCGCTTGCAGCGGCTCTGCGTCGGCTGGCCTCAGGATCTAGACTTTCTCGAGATCTTGTTCACTTCGCTGTACGTCGACATTCTTGCGAACATGAGTCCCGTGTGGCGCGAAGATCTCGACGAGGGTGAAAACCTGCACGCCTTCAAGTCGTCAGGCTACACCTGGAAAGACATCTGGCTCAAGCGCCTGAAAGCACTCGGGCTCGAATACATGGATCACCCGTGGGAACGCAAGCATGGCGTGCGCTGGACGAATGTCTACAAGAAGTGGGCAGACGCCAACGGCATCGATCGCCAAGTCAGCAGTTCACTGCGCTACTATCGCCGTGACTTCGGCAGCGGCTACGTGAACGAGATCTCCACACGACTTCGTGACCTGCGTAACTCACGCGACGAGGGCGAGGAGGTCGGCTTGGTTCTCGTCGACCGTAAGAACGCGCTTGACGAGTTCTTCGAGGAGCGCTACCCGACGCCGAAGCCAACTGAAGTGACATCGACCAAGACCAAGTCGATCGCCAAGACTCGCTACCGGAACCTCAACGGTGGTGCGTACCGAGCCGGTAAGGCTCAAGGACGCCGAGCCAATCTCGGCCAGACATCTATCAACCAGTAGAAAGCAACAACAATGAACACCACCCAGATGATCATCGACGCTGCCATGCAGCACCGAATCACCACCGACGAAGCCGACCGTGCGCTCGACATTGCGATGCGTGTCGAGAAGCTGATCACGTGTTCCGTGACCGGCAAGGTCATGGACAGCCGAACAGCCCTTGGCATCTTCGACTCCGACGACGCCGATCGCTGCTTGGGCGTGATGCACGAAGACGCCGTCGGCGAACCCGTCGTGCAGACCCTGCTGACGAACAATGACAACTACTTCACCCAAGACGCATCCGACGTCTTCGCCAAGATCAAGTGACCTCACTCATGAAGCTCGCTGCCTATGCGATCGCATACGCAGCACTTGATCGCTACATCAAAATTTCCGAGAGAAAGGCAATGACCAATGAATGAACGCAAGACGTTCCCGACCCCTTGCAAGATGCTCAAGGTTCCACCGGACAACCTTGGCCCGATCCACCTGATCGAGATGATCACCGAGCCAGATCTTGACGGCTGGCGCAACTTGATCAGCTCCAAGCCTGTGTTCACTGATAGCACGTACGAGCCTGAGATCATCATGCCGTCGTACGGAAACGTCAGCACGATCCAGTTCGCGTACATCGACAAAGACTTTGCGATGATCTACGACGACGAGGCGCTCTACAACCAGAAAGACCTGCCCAACACACGGTTCATGGAGCTGGTCTACCTTCTGACCAACAAGGAGCCAGCCGTGATGTTCGGCACGGTGCTGGTGTGCAGCACTTTCGGCGAGGACTTCATTCAGGCTGGCCTGGACGAGCGTGACATCCGCACGCTGAAGTGGCACATGGAAAACTCGGAGTTGTTCTGATGAGTCAGCGTTACATAGTGATCGCCCATGACGGCATGGATGCCGCCGACTGGCAGATCCTGCCCAACATCGAACAAGCCGAGCACACCATGAACATCATGTTCGATCGGGACAAGTACCCGCTCGTGTTCATCCGTGAGGTCGGCAAGATCGTTGCCGAGAGGAGGTCAATGTGACCAGAAACCCGACTCTTCGGGAGCGCTTGCAGGCCATTCGTGCCAAGAGCAAACCCTGGATCGAGTACCTGCCTGCTGCGGTCGGCTGGAATGAAGTCCCACAGGCTTCTGGACCTTACGAAGATGGTCCGTTGCCCTACATGGATCACTACCATTGCAGCGAATGCAACGCAGGAGTCGGACCCGTTCTCAAGGTAGACGAAGACACCGGCTACGACCGTTCGCATTGGGAGATGGTCTGGGCTCACAAGGATTACGGTTTCGACCTGTTGTTCTGTGATGACTGCTACTTCGGCATCATTACTGGCAGGATCAAGTTCCCCGTGACTCCAGAGCGCGACCTTTCCCTGAACATCTTCAGCGACTGCTTTCAGAACTCTTGTTCTCAGCCTGGTCGCATCACGGAGATCCGATACCGAGATGATCGCCAAGACGAGCGTGTGCATCTTTGCCTGAAGCACCTTGAGCGAGTGGCAGCTCGCCCCGAAGTTGACTATGTGAGAACAGCAGTCAGATGAACAACCTAGTGATCCCAGCAATCATCGGAACGGGCTTTGTGGTCGTTCTGATGATGCTGGGCTTGCTTTTGATCTGGGTTTGCAGTGACAGAAGTCAAGCTAAGCGACTCAAAGATCTTGAGCGGTCCGGCATCATCATTGACCCCATGCAAGACCCGAACTTCTACCAACACAAGTTCCACGAAGTGGACGATGAATACAACAACCTGTTTCCCGAGGAGGGTGACACACAATGAGCAAGAAGACGTACCCAGCACCGAAGACCCGCGAGCAGTGGGAAGACCGCCTGAAGTTTCAGGTGCGTATGCCACGGTTCATGATGGACCCGCTAGATGACTATGCGCATCGCAACCAGATCAGCCGTAACAAGATCATTCAGGACTTGATTGAGAACTGGATTGAGGAGAAAGGTCTGCTGAAGTGATCAAGTTCCTTAGTCAGGTAGCAGATATCGCGCCTGACGCAGCAATCGTCCTGATGTTCGGCCTCCTGGGTTGGGAACTAGGTCTGCTAGTCCTGGCCCTGTGGATCGATCTGAGTCTCTAGAGAATAGGAAAGTAAAATGGCTAAGAAATGGCTAATCGAATACACCTGCAACTTCCTTGGTCACTACGGAACAGAAGTGGTCGAGACCCCCGACGGCAACCCGCCAGATGACTGGCTGCTCGAAGAGCTTGCAATGTTTCACTTCTCACCTATGGCGCATGTCGTAGAGGAAGTCGACGGTGACGTAGATGAGTAAGAAGCGGTACACCATCAAGTTCACCTGCGACTTCGTCGGTGACTTTGGCACGACAGAAGTCGTAGATTACGAAGAGCCTGACGAGCATGAACTGTTCGACATGGCCCTGGAACATTTCCAGCCCTTTGCAGAAGTAATCGACGAGGAAGACATTGAAGATGAGTAGGTTTCCCCACAAGTGCCCCCGATGCGGTGGCGGCATTCCCAACGACGAGTGCCGGGGTCTGTATCCCGGAGCCCTTTCCCGCAAGGACAACGAGACTGAGATCTGTAGCAACTGCGGTGCTGCTGAAGCCCTCGAGGACTTCCTAGACGCAGCTATGGAAGACATCATTGACCACCTAGGCGAAGATGCCACCTCTGCAGAGATCTCAGAGACGATTCAGGAGGTGGAGCATTTCAGGTCCTAGATTCTACTGCAACAACTGCGGAGAGCTCAACCAGATCAAGTCAGTCAAGCAGAGTGGCCCGCCCCTTCAGTTGCACTGTGAACATTGCTGCTTCTTGCAGCGAGAGCTACCATCTTCAGTCGTAGGAGTCGTCAAGCGACGAATCGTCTATGACGGAAGAGATCTCAGTGACGAGTGCGAATGGCCAGGGTGCAAACGACGAGGAAGAAGTAATAGCTTCCCGCCACCTGGACCCCGACATTGGGACGTTGAAGGACAATGCGCCTGGGTTCTCGACCCTTGATCTCGCAGCAGTTGACGTGATCTTGCGGCAACTGAAACGAGAGCAGTTCGGCCTCACGGTACACGGGATTCGCAACGAGCTTCTCGTGACCGTGCGGCGTATACTGGGACTCCCGCCACTGCGGGACAGTCCAACATCTAAGAACTATACAGATACCATGAGGGAGCTACGCCGATGGGCGAAGGTACAGCAAGGACACCATTGAAATTCAACGGTCTGATCACCCAGACTCTTTACTACAGCCGCGAACCTGACGATCATTGTGGAAACATGACTGGCCTAGGCTGGGCAGGTCTCTACATTGAAGGTGAGCACGTTCACATCATCGAATACTGCAAGGGCGAGGGTCCAATGACCCGAGTTTCGTATCCGTTGGATGCTGAGAGCGCGTTCATGACTGTTTGGGAATCGTTGTGCAATAGATACGAGTTTGACCACGAACCCGACCCGGAAGATTGGGTCATTAGTCACGAAGGTCCGCACGAGTATCACCTAACTCCAGACGGAAGTGTGTGGCCATCAATCGAAGGTGCCATTGTTGGGTTCGCTCAAGAGTGGGTCAACCGAGAAGAAGACGACAGGCCACTACTGTGGTTCTGCAACCGTAGAGACAAGTTCGAACTCATCGATCTGCATGAGTTCCTCAACATTGTGTAAGTCACAAGTCTGGGATATACTGACCAGACGTAATATCCAATAGTAGGAAGGCAGCCCGAAATGGCAGCAGTAAACATCAAAGATCCCCTTGTCAAGGGAATCGTCAAGTCCCGCAAGGATGGCCTCAAGTGGGCCGAGATCGCAGAAGCCAACAGCATGACTGTCGGCAAGGCGATCTTCCTGCACGAGTGCGCAACTGTCGAAGAGTCTGACCTCATCGACCCAGAGGCATCAGCGGCGACGCTACAGAAGGCAATCGTTCGAATGCGCGACAAGCACAGCATGTCGTGGGGGCAGATCAGCGCTCGCCTTGGTCGTGGCGCTATTGGTGAGATCAAGGCCCGCTCCATCTACTTCGGTAATGGTGGCGAGATCGACAATGTCCTGCGTGGTGGTCGTCGTGCTGGCGAGAAGGCTGAGCCCGTCAAGGAGA